ACTACTACCACCACCAACAGTAAATATTTTTTTATTAGTTATAGATTCACACAATGCGCCTAATTCTATTAGATCTAGATATGTTAGTGTTTGTAAATATTCGAATGATATATTCATTGTGTTGGTTATAGCTAAACTTAATGTTAGTATTTGATCATCTTTAACTGATGCTCTAAAATCGTCAACAGTTAATCCTAATAATGTAGCATTATTTAATTCTATAGTAGATGATTTGATAATATCTAAACCTATTTGATGTTTAGAAAAAAAGTTTGGTTCGTTACCAGATATATAACCTAATTCATATGCAGTCTCAGCTTTTGTATAAGGGTGATTAATATTATCAAGAACTGAAATTTCTGTTACATTTAATGTTCTATATATTATTTCGACATCTTTTCCATCAGACGATTTATATAGTTTTGTGTTTCTGGTCAAGGTCATAAATAACTCCGTTGTTAAGGCTAATTATAGTATACTATAAAAATTTAACATTAGTATTGACAGAATGGTATGTTTCAATGTATTTTTATAATATGATATTATAACGCGCGAAGCGCTTATTAATAATATATAGATATATAGTAGTTACCATTCTTATAAAAAAAGGGATGAGTGACCCATCCCTTAGTTAATTAAAATTTTCGGTTTGTATTACAGTTCTTCAGATTCAACAACTGTAAAACCAGAGTTCTTCATGATTTCCTCATAAACAACAGTTACTAGTCCACCGCGTTCATAATATAGACTATCATCGATATCATTTAATACGCAACGTTTCACTGTTTCTAATTCAGGATCACTTACTTCACCCATCATTTGTTGACCTAATATATCCATATAATCTCCACGAGAGATTAATTTATAAATTATATCTGTTTCTGGTAATGGACTAGTTTTAAAAATTCGTCCATATTTTTCTTTCCACTCATTAATATTTTCTTGTGATACCATATGACCTCCTATATGTTATATCTTATGGTTTATGTCTAGTATAGTCTATTTTATATATTTTTATTTTGTATCATCTACTTTTTTTAATTGTGATTTTACTAAAGCTGTAGGATCAATATAACCTGTAGCTCTAAATACAGCTAGTGGTATATATTGCTTTCCTGTATTAAACTGTAAATTATCTACTCTTTGAATCCAGAAATCTTTAGTACCTGCACCACTATGACCAATTAATGGTATTAACTTATCTAGTTTTTCATCATATATAGATCCAACAACAACACCTTCATGTTCATTAAGTAAATTAGCTTCAACTGGTAATTCTTTACGAGGATCTAAATGTGTAGCATATTTAATTCCACCTTGATCTAATGATACTTTATCACCAAATTGAAATATACCTTTATTATATCCTTCTATAAAACTACTAACAGCATTATTCGCAGCATCAAAATTATCAGCTGGAGCTATACGTTCAGCTTTCCAAATAATTTTAGCTCCTTGTTCTTTATTATAAGCTAAACCGTAAAATGCATCTGTATTACCTGTAGCTGAATATGGTATAGTTGGATTCACATAACTTAACCATTGATTTACAGTTCTACCACATGGCGAATTTACTGGACAACTAAATCTCGATTTCGGTATACGAATATTACCAAATTCATCGAATTGTCCTGCAAAATCTTGTGCTGTATAAATAGGTGCTAATACGCGTAATACTGCAGCCGTAGGATAGTTGTTATCAAAAGCAATTTTATCAATCGTCTCAAATACATCATAGTTTTGAACATCAGCATCGACAGTTATATTCTGGAAATATATATCTCTAGCAGTTTTAGTAACAATATCTTCGAAATACTCAGGACTATCAGGATCAAAATCACTAATATCATTAGTGAAATCAACAAATTTAGTTTGTTCATTTTCAGGAACTTCAAATCCAAATTCTTCATCTGATAATTCAGGTTCAGGATTAACATTATCAATAATAGATTCAGACGTTATACCTTCATCGGTAAGATCTGGTTGTTCAAATTCAGGATTAACATTATCAGTTTTCTTATTATTAATAATAGGTTGTTCGGTTATACTTTCATCGTTATCTTCATCTTGAGGAACTTCAAATCCAAATTCTTCATCTGATAATTCAGGTTCAGGATTAACAGTATTAGTTTTCTTATTATCAATAATAGGTTGCTCAGTCATACCTTCATATTCAGTGTCAGGGACTTCAAATCCAAATTCTTCATCTGATAATTCGCGTTCAGGAATAACTACATCAGTTTTCTTATTTTGTTTATCTTCAGGAATATTAACTCCTAATTCGTCAGATGATATTTGAACGTCAGTCTCAGGATTAGGACTACTAATAATCTCATCTTTCTTTTTCTGTTGTTCCTTAGTATTATCTTGTGTAATTTCAACTTCAACTGTATCTGGATTAATAGTAGGATTAACATTATCTTTAGTTTCAGCTATAGCTGGATTATTAAGAGCCTCAATCAATCTAGCTTCTTCTGAAGCCAATTCGTCACTTTTAATATTATTCTGAGCTTGTATAACTTGTTGTTTTTCTTTTTCTTTAATAATATCACGTTGTATTTTGACTGCTTTAAGTATTTCTCGTTCAGAATCTGATAGTACATCACTACTAAGTAGCCATTCTACATTTTGATCTGATACATCGGCATATTTAGCAAGCTGATCATCTGATAATTTAGTATATATATAGTCCTCATTACCAGTTGCTGCATAGTTTCGTAATATAGCAGCTTGTATTTGTCCTTCATCAGATACTATATAGTCAGCAACCTTTTGAGCTTCAGTTAATGCTATAGATGTATTTGTAAACTTATCAGATAATTTACTAACATCAATATATTCACCTTTATCCTTAACTCCAAAAACATCTTTGTCTATAAGATTAACTAAACCATTATCATTAGCTTGAAGTTTTAGAGCTTCTTCTTCTAATTTAGATATTTCACTATTTAGCTCGTTAAGACGAAGATCTGCATCTGGATCTCCACCAAGAGCTATTATTTCATCGCGTAATTGTTGTTCCGTATTATCTAATATTAGATCATTTTGTCTAGCCGCAATCTGATTAGCTTTAGCAGCTAATCTATCAGCTAATGCTTTATCTTGATCTTCTATAGGATCAGTAGTTTCACCAATATCGTAATCGACATAACCTTTATCTTTAAATAAATCTTTATGCATTTCAAATGTTTCTTCAGCTTTTTTCTCTAATTCAAGTAGTTCAGCTCGTTTGATAGCTGTTTCTTTATCTGCTTCTGCAAATTCATCCAATAACTTATCAAATGACTCAAGATTATCACTATATTTACCAGTTTTTAAATTAGTACCAAACTGTTGAAAATAGTCTGTATCTTCAAAATTATTAACATCAGCAATATTATAGTCAACAGGTTCATATAATTTATTACCATCAATATCTTTAAATGTTGAATTTTCACCATAAAGTCTTTCATTAATTGATTTTTGTAATTCAACGCCTTCTATTATATCTTGTGCATATTTTGGTGTACCAGTTCGTTCTACCTCATTAAGAGCATCAATCAATCTAGCTTCTTCTAAAACCAATTCATTATAGTTTTGATCAATTATTTGATCATCTAATTTCTCAACAGCAGTACGATATTGCCAGTTTGACGACATATTATAGTTAAATTCAAATTGATCTTTTGTATCGACATTAGGTCTAAAGAAATCTTCACGACGTATAAGATCTATTATTTGACTAGGATTTTTAGATGGTAATAATACTCTAAAATTTGAACCACCAACTCGTTCTAATAATACATTTAATGGTTTTAAGTCACTAGATCCAGTCAACGTTTCATACCCTTGCTCATCAACATCACCAGTTGTTGTAAAATTTGAAAATGTAACTTCAATTGCAACTTTAGTGCTATCTATTAATGTGTCACCAATATGAAAATTATTACTAATAAACATAGTATTAGTTACATCTTCAATATATGTTAACATTTGAGTATTATAATCCTTACCATGTGTCATAATAAAAGGTTCAATACCTAAACCATTTTCAATATACTCTGATGTAAGGGTAGCATCTATAGTTAACCATTTTATACCATCATACTTAGCTTTATATTTAATAGACAATGATGCAAAATTTGCTGGGTCTAATAATTTTTCCATGTCAGCTAAAGTAGATATATGAAATTCTTCTTCTTTAGGAAGTTTAAATGCTAATTTATTAACTTTAACATTATTAGTATTAATACTTTTATTAATATCTCGGAAGAAGAAATTATAAACTTCAGCAATAGGTTCACCGTTAGGATTAACCATAACTGATTGTCCAGTAAAATGAACATCATTTAAAACTGTTAATGTATGCTCTGCTCTTTTATCAGATATATCACCAAATGTAATTAGTATATTAAATGCGTCTTCGTAGTCATTACCTATAGCAGAATTAATTCCAACATTACGACCTTTATTATCATATTTTGTATCAAATTGATCAGCTCGAAGTAATGCGTGTGGTTGTTCGACACCAAATGGTTTACCGTTAGAGTCACCCCAAATTAAATCTTCTAATACTTCAGCTGCATCTTCAAAATCTTTAATTTTATTACCTGTTGTAGATGCAAAATCTACATTATTAATAGGTACATCTACTTTTTTAATAGTACCATCATCAAGTGTAATAGTTTCTGTACGTGATCCAGTACGCTCAACTTTAAGATCTGCGCCTTTAAGATTATCTAATACTTCTTCTATAGTTTCTGATTGTCTAATAAGTCCTGGATTAGATGTACCAGTAACATTAACACTATTAGCCATATCGGTAGTTGTTAACATATTAGGGTCACCAAATGTTCTAGATCTTAAATTCTTAACAGCTAGTTCTCTTCCACTTTTTTGTTCTTCTATAAACGCTCTAATAACGTTAAAATAGCCAACTTCTTTAAAAGCGATGGCAATCATACCTTCACCTAATACCGTGCCTTGAGCGACGGCATCGAAGTTCTGAGACGCATATGAGTATATTGGTTCTTTAGTTTGTCTAATATTATATTGAATAGTTACGATATCATCAACCCAGATATCTCCAAAGAAAATTTTAGCTTGACTACCGCAGTAATAATCATATTGATATGTGTCATAATTAAATCTAGAACTATACTTATCTGGTTTACGCATTTCACCGCGAGCTTGTTCAGCAAATCTTTGTTCTAATGCTTCTTTTGTTTCGTTTTGTATACGACTAAGCTTATCACTATCGTAGTCAGGTATTTCATTTGAATCTAATCGTCTAGCATATCTAGTGTCTTTAATTTTTTGTACTCGTTCTTTTTCGGCACGAATACGTCTACCTAATCTAGGACTATCATTACCTTTTTTATCAATTATATTATCAGCAGCTGTAGCTTTATTGTTTGCCATTATACATTAGTTCCTTTAATTATTTTTTTGAAAACGCAGGCGATTGGGTATAATTTGGTTGAGTAGCAGAATTCATATCCCATGACATTTTAGTTTTTTCATACTTTCTAATATTATTATAGGCTTTTTCTATTTCAGAAATTACAATTACTCTTCTTTTATCTAGAAGTTTAATTTGTTGCTGTGAAACTCGTTTAGAGTCTAAGCTACTAAATGTACTTTTACTTTTCTTACTAATCTCACTAATATTTTTAAGTATTGTTGATAATTCTTGTTCTAATTTATCAGCATATTTAACCATGGAGGCATAATGTTCATCGATAACTTTACCTTGCATCATTTTATTAAATAATAAAGTTTGATGTTCACCACTAGAACCATTAGATACCATAGGATCAATATCTTTAGCTAAAAATTGCATAACATTTTCTGAATAAATGTCATTAATACTATATGTTCCACCTTCATCAGTAATCTCTACACCGTATATTCTAATAATAGAACTAAAGCCATATTCATTAGTGAATATAAGCATTAGATCGAATGGTGGTATTTCATCTGCGAGAGGTGAACTAAATCTATGAGGATTTTCTAATTTTTTATTAAAAAAGGTATATACTGCATTTAACGGACTTTCGTCAAATTGAACAAAAATTAAACTACCAGCGATAGTTCTTTGTCCACGAACATAATCTTTAGCATACGTTCTACCTAGTGTGCGAACTGGCATTTTATCTCTATGTATAGAATATGTAGCAGTTTGAACATTACCAAGTATAACAATATTCTCGTTATATACTAAAGCTACTGTAACATCAGTCCCAGCAAAAGTTCGATTAGTATCAGTATAAATCATCGATACAGGTGACTCAATATCTCGACCATTAAGCATACTAGTATCTCTAGGACCAGCTTTAAGGAAATCTAAACCGTTAGCATCAACACCGCCGATTATATTTCGAGTTCCTTGTAATGCAGCATTACCTAATGCTCGTCCAACTTTTTTAAAAAACTTATCATCATCAGCCATAAAGTTATAAACCTATAGAATTAATGACATGGGGACATCTGCCCCCAATGTCAAACGTATAAACCATAAAACAATTATACGGAAGGTCCTCGTTGATCCTGCGCAGCCCATGCAGAGCGAACAGCAGCTAAAGGACTATTTGCACCAACAACATTTGGCTCAAACGCTTTTAAGTCGCCACCAAATAGTGGTCTCCAAGTTTGAATAGCTCTCGCTACAAATGTCATTTGAGTTTCTGTTACAATATCATCTATCGATATACCAGAACCTTCATTGATAAATTCCACACCGAGTAACGCCATAACTGAAACTGAACCATATTCATTTTGTCCAGTTAAAGTAATAGTGAAAGGAGGAATTTGGTCTGAATAGTTCGCTTTAGTTTTATTAACACCTTGGATGAAAGATAAATCACCTTCGAACGATTGAGTACCTAGAAGAGTAGATCTACCCCCAGCAGGGATATCAGTACCTTTTGCGTAGTAGCTTAATTCTTGGCTACTACCTTCTAATGCTTTTTGTACATCATATAACGCGTGTCTATCGAAATTTGTAAAAATCATAGAACCAGCGTGACCACGTTTACCACGACCGAACGCAACAGCATCTACATTACCTAAAGTATATACAGGTGCTTTTTCACGAGTAGTTGAAAAAGATATACCGTTAAGATTACCTAAAACAACTCCATTAAGCGTCGCAATAATATCGGTACCAGCATGAGCATTATATGTTTGTGTTAAAGTGTCTGAAAAATTACTTCCATTAGCCATAATACATACCTAACCTTTTTTTAAATAGGGTGGGTTTCCCCACCCATTATATTAACTTAGAGCGACATTCTTTCTAAGTTTAACAGTTGTTCTGATTTTCTTCATTGTAAACACTGGAACAATGATTAAATCAATTTCAACAACACCGAGTATTTGTTGCTCAATAGTAGATGAAAGACTGTAATTAAACGCTTGGATACCAGACATATTTTTAAGTATGTTAGAGATATCTTGGTCTAATGCATTTTTAATTTCAACACTATTAGGTCTACCAATATAGTTGTCAGCTAAACGTTTAATACGGTCAGCAGCTTCTTTAGTAATACTAAAGATAGAATAATTTATATAATCAGATCCAAGAGGAGCCGCAGTTATATCATTAACAACTACAGGAGGTCTTGTATCGGAAGTTTTCATAGCAACATATCTATTACCGTTAAGAGCTTCTAATTGTCTAATTGTAAATGGGAATCTTGTAGCATAAATTCCTGGTATTGATTTATTTGTTGGTGATACATCATAAGGTACAGATGCAAGCAATCCTGCATATGACGCTTGACCGTTAGCAGCGTAAGGTGTACCTCTACCAGTATTCAAGAATACAGGTTCAAATGCAGCAACCGAAATAAATTTATTCTGGATAGTACTCATAGTATTAGCACCGCGAGTAGGATCATCAAAATCAACTTCAGTTAGATTTTTAACCCATTCGTCTCTATCACCGATGGTATCACCATCAATTTGAGTAGTACCAAGCACAGCATGTGGTTGAAAGAGATTAATAGATTGTTCATCTAAGAAATCTTCAATATCAGCAGCAAAGCTATTAGCTTGATTTTCAAGTAAACCAGTATTCTCATTATAATCTTGTTTAATATCATCGATATATGCACCCATTGGTACCCAAACATCACCTTCAAAATTACGAAGATATTCGTAAGCTTTTTTCAGTTCATCTTCTCGTTCTTTAACAGAAAGATTAGCACCAGTTGTACCACCATTTAAAGCTTTAGCTTTAGATGTAATATCTGGGAAGTTTGGCATATATGAATAATTTAATCTAATATGTGAAGCTTCAGTACTATCTAGTTGTTCTCCACCTGGCCCAGGTAAGTTATTAGTATCAGTAAAAGTTAAGACACCTTTATTAGCATCAGATAGGATAACATTAGTTCCTACTTCATATGTTCTTTTAGTTCCATAATTCATAATCATTGGAAATGGAGCCGCAACATTAAGTAACAATTCGTCTCCACGAACAAAGTAATTAGTAGGTGTAATTGCACTTACATTCTCAAGTTGAGAATAAGTATCAAGTTCACTCATAAAACCTTTAACTGATGTACCAGTAACGCGAAGATACGTATTGTCTTTAATATTACCATCTTTATCAATAAGAGCAGACATATTAGTAAACTTAACTGGATCAACTTTAGGTATACCTGTATCGAATGTTATGTTTGTTAAGTTAGCAATATTAACATCATCATAACAACCAGATGCACCAGAACCAACAGAAAATATAACTTCAGCATCAGTAGTTGATGTAGCTTCAACGAATTCTGAAATATATACACCAGACTCTGGACTGTACGGAATTTCTGTCCAATTACCATTTGGATCAACGTTATTAGATGCGAATACGCGAACAGAACCATAAGGACGTCTAAGTCCAGAAGGTTCAGCACTTATAACTTTAACACCTTTACATGTAGCATCGAAATAATTGTTGTCAAAATAATTAACATAATCAGTATTACCTAATAAATAATTATAAACTACACCACTTTCAACAGTAACATATGGGTTTTCAGTATCATCAAAAGGTTTATCAATAGTAAAAGAAAATTTATTTTCTTCGTCTAACCCTTTTTCATCAGTTGGAATTTCATCAATAAGTGCGAAATTAACATCATACATATATTCAGATGTAACATTACCAGAAGGATCAGTTGCGTATTGATAATCAGCATCATAATCATTAAGTGCTTGTATTGTATTCCATCTACTTGTACCTTTACCATCAAGAGGTGTTAATCCTAATTTAGTACTAGTACCAGTGAATGTTTGTAGTTTCCAATCAGAAATACCTACAGCTTGAACTGAATCAAGTGCAATAATATTATTACCAACTGTAACATTTTTACGAACACCATTACCATCTAGAACATCTTCACCGTATGGTAAATCTGGATCAGTGACAATATACGCATCATTTGAATCAGCAATAACGCCACTAAGCGCAAGTATAGTTGGAAGAGTTAATTCAACTTTAGTAGTTGTAGAATTAACACCAGCATCACCACTTTTAACCATTAACTCATAATCAGTTGTAAGGTCATCGAAAGATGCAGTAACGACAGAACTAGTATTTCTATCATTATTAATCGCAGCAACAAGTTCCGCGACATTATGGACTTGTACACTTGAATTATTAGGGTTTTTTCTATCTACTGTAAAGTATGAATACAATCCAGTTTTAGGATTATATACAGATATATCCCCTGCGTTTGCTCTACTAGTATCATATTGAATTGTTACCTGATCATATACAGGACCAGGAAAACGACCCTCAAGTACTAACGAGTTAATATTCGTATCACTGTCTTCAGTATCTATATCGTTAGAATTAATTTCTCCGATTTCAAGAATTGACTTTTTAGCGTTACCAATACGCACACCTACAACATTTTGATTGTTACTTTGTGAGTTCCAACATTCAGAGATACCTCTTACGAGATCACCTCTTGATTGACGGCCCCACACTAATTCTGCATCAGTTGGTAAATCGACAACAACAGGCTCATAAAGAGGTCCGTCTTCAGATGTACCAATAATAACAACACGTCTATTTCTAGCGGTAGGTGGAGTGGTTACGGCTAAACCGAAATCCTGTAAAATAGTTGAAGAACTCGGAATTGCATATTCTCTAGCCATTATTTTACTCCTAAGTTTTTATTTAATAAAATGCCAACGATTTATTATATTATTATAATATTCAGATAAATTACTGTTTATTACAAAATCGGTTGCAGACTTAACAACGTCAATATCTGCGTCTATTCTATTGATTGGCATAATAGTTTCATTCATAATATGTTCAGTTCGTATATAGTATAGCATAGAACGCAAGTGAAAGCGATTTTTAACTTGCATTAAAACGTCATCTCTAACTCGTCTTTGGAATATTAGTTCGTTTATACCAGCTTCACGAAACATACCAGTATAAGGTAACATATATTCTCTCTGAAACCAGTCAGCTAATTCTTCAGCTTCCCAGTTCGTCCTAGTCCATAAATTATATTGAACTAAATTATCAAAAAATTGACCTTTGACTTTTATATATTTTAAAATTTTATCATTATATTCTACAAATTTATTATCACTATTTTCTCGTAAAAGAGATTGATGTTCTTTATTGAAAACTAATACTAGTTCGCGTTCTCTAGGTTTTAATTCTTGTGTACCACGGAAAGGTGTACCACTAACTGTACCTGGTTCTGTTCTAACAATACCCCAAGTTATATGAGGTTGAGGAACATTATTTAATGTGTCATATTCATCATAGTTACGAGTATATAGATCAGATCTATAATGTGGCATATTTTTATAATCACTAGGATTAATAGTAGGTATAGTTTCCATATATTTAGGATCATCTTCAGATAATAAATAGTCTGGAAAGTCTGGAGAAAATACAAGTTTAGGATTAATAATAGATAATGACTTAGTCATTAACGTATGCATTTCTAATATAGTTTGTATAGAACCAGTACTTTTATTTTTAGGTATATTCTGTTGGTATTGATTTATAATTTGATTAGATTTACCATCTAAAACAACAAAAGATAAGTCAGAAGCTATACCTGGATTAATACCAGCATTTTTAAAAAATTGAGTATCGAAAAACATAATTATACCTTTAATATGTAACGTTGTTATATTTACATACAACTTGTAGATATTGAACATTACCATTTTCTAATCTATACGGATGTACTCTATCAATATCGTATTTTTCTACAAATGTATAACTTGTAGGTTTATTAGTATGATCTAAAACATTTAGTTCGAAAATCTGATCACCATCTCTTAATGGAACATCATATTCTAAATAATATGAAAATTTATGACCAGTAATTTCACCAGCTTTAATACCATCGATAGATGATCTTGTAAGTCTACTAGGTGCACGTCTTGCTCTAATTAAATAATCAGTATAAGGGTGTGATGGTCCACCAACACCCTCTTTAGAAAATTCATTGAAATATTTAGATTTTTCGTCACCAGCAAATACTCTAGCAATAACCCAATGACCTAATGGTTTCTTAAATGTAGTACCGTATAATATTCTATTCATTTCTATTCTAAGATCTATACCATCAGCGTCTGAAACCAAACCAGGATAATAAGTATCTTGAATCGCATTATCGGTAGAAACAGTAGTATCTTTAAAAAAATTCATTAGAAATTACTCCTAGGATATCTAGTATTACCATTTTGGAACCATGGTCCGTTAGCGTCAGGTCTAGTGTTAACTACTCTATTATGTGTGATATCATCGACGGGATGTGAAAAACCTTTACTAACATCATATCTACCACGAACAGCATTATTAATACCAGCACCAGTACCGCAAACAGTAGGACTATTACTAAGAATACCTTGAAGTCCCATAAAACAATCATATAAATCTTTTTTAGGATCGACGGAACTACCATCGCCGCCACCACCACCATTATATTTGATGGACATATCACCAAGTGTTTTAGTTTGACCTCCACCGTTACCGTCAACTTGTCGCATTCTATCTAATAGATTAAATAAATCATATGCGGTTTTACACTCGACATATCTACGAATATTAGAAGGTATTCCGTCAGGTCCACAACCATAATAATCGTAACCTATTTTAGCAGCGCTACAATCTGGGCTAACATTCATTAAATCAATTGCTTCTAATGAATTTCTATGTATATATCTATTAATAGTATCTACCGCAAATTTATCACCTTCAACACCAAGCATTAGAATTATTCTAGTAGCAGTTGTAAATAGCGGACAATATTGACTAGTAAATGTGAAGTTTTCACTACTTACTAATTTTAGATTATTTTCACTATAAATAGCATTAGATATATTTACGCCATACTCGGTATTATATGCTAGTGATGAGACATATGATTCACCACTATAATACGATGCTGGGAGAATATAAATATCATCATCATCTACTAAAAATCTATATTCAAATCTATCATATATATCAGAATACGCTAATTCGTCAATAGTAACATCTATAGTTTTAGTTAATATATTACGCCTATTAGTAATAGCATCCATTTGAATAGAATATATAGTATCTACAATTCCACTATTAACTAATACAGCAATATTAGCATTATCACAAATATCAGGATCACGCGTAAATATAGTATTATAATTGCCACTAACGGCATCCGAATATGTTTCTAAACGATCTGTGTATAAACCACTTGCGTGATCATCATTAACATATACGTTATAATCTCTAATAGTTTCACCAGATGCCAATAACGTATCATAATTAAAAATAAGATTATAGAATCTATCACTTGTTTTACTAAATATTAAATTTCCAGACATAATTTACTCCAAAACATTTTTAGTAGTAACGTTTATATAAGCGTTATAATCTATACCACTAGCTGGCATAGAATCATTAAATGTTAATTTGAAGTATTTCAATTTATTAAATGGTATATTAGATTGTAAATGTGTAGGATATGTATTTAGTACTTCGAGATCACCAGTAGGTTCAATAGTAATCGCTATAGTTCCACTAGATGTACCATCAATAAGATCTTGAATTCTAGCAGCTTCGGTATAATCTTCACGTTCAACTGCTGCTGCTAGATCAATTAACCATTGTTCATATTGAGTTGGTTCAGTATTATTAACTGTAGATATACCAGTATAAAATTTAAACGAATATTTGTCTTGAATATAGCTGCCATCTGTAGCCATTACACTATCAGGATAATCTGGTACAACAACATTATATGTCGTTTCAGGATCAAGATAAGTATCAGGTGTAAATGTAAGTATACTAGCAACACCTGATATTGTACCTTTATTATAATACTCCCAACCAACTGTACCTTCAACTGGATTATATAAATAATCAGTAACAATAATATTATTATTTTTTACAGTAGATGTATTAATTTCTCTATCAAGAAAGATTTCTATTCTTGGATTTCGTACAACATCTTGTTGATGTATACTTGGATAATGTCCAGAAATCAAAATAGCAGCCATATTTACAATCCTTAATCTAATTAATTATTTGAATCATCATCTGATTCAAAATCTTCAACAGTAATAGGAGACATAGTAGGTCCTAACGAATTAAGTTTAGTTCTTAATGCTGCGAGTACAGTATCTCTAGGACGACTTAATCTATTATATCCTTTAAGTTCATAATCGAATAGATCCATTAAATTAACTCTAGCATTAATAGGAGCATCAGATATAAACTTAATTAAATCATCATGTTTAGTATTATTTAACTTGTCATACATTTGTTTATTTTTACCGTTAAAGATCATATCACCGTCTTTTTTAAAGGTGAAATCTTTTTTGAGTTTTTTATCAACAGTATCTACTGCTGGTTTTTCTGGGTCAAATTCTATTAGAATACCAGTATTATATGCAGTTATAATATTAGCTAGTTTAATTTTAGGAATATCCTCAGTGCAAAAATATGACTTATCGTCATCGACATCAACATAACCATAATCACCATGTTGTGTGCTAGTATTTTTATTTTTATCATCAGGAATTTCTTTACTATCTAAATAACCATTAGATTCAAAAGTATTCCATTCATCATCAGAAATATAACCTCTACCTACAAATTTAGTGGTAGTATTAAAAAGTGAAATATTAGAACAATTTTCACCCATGTTATCGAACCACATGGTTCCTTTAGCTAATTTTAAAAATTTTGGTAACGTAATATCATTTGTTTTTGTTGAACTCTTTCTAGCCATATACACCTCCTTATAAATCGTTATATGGTTTCATATGATAGTATACGCTAAAAAGCAAAAAAAAGGATGACCGAAGCCATCCTTTTATATTAAAAACTTATATCAAATAGATTAAGCCATACCAGAAGGTGTAACGTTTCTATCTAATTCAGAAAGTGTTTGAGCATTAGTATTTTCAAAGTTATAGTTTCTATCTGTAGAAATATTACGAGCTACAGCGATTCCTTTACCTTGTTCGAGTAATGCAAGTCCCCACATTTCCTTAAGTTTGATATTTTCAATATCACGTTCAGGGTCAGACCAACGATCCATAGTAACTGGCATAGATTGTCCAATAAGACCACAGTTAGAAGAGTCAACCATAACTAAGTTAGAAGTTGATCCTTTAGTAGTTTCATTAGCAGTACCAGGACTACGAGTACCATAAGTAAATGGTACATACTGAGTTACGAGAACTTCAAGTGGAGTTGGAAGATATTTAGGTGCAATATTAAATGTTGCTCCAAGTGGATTCAATGTTTGAGTCCAAGCGCTTCCGCCTTTCGCACTGTTACCAGAAGTTGCACTGTTACCAGTTGCAGTGGTTCTAAGTCCAAGTCCGTTATGAGATGTACCCCAGTTTTCAGCATAAGATCCGTTAGGATTCTTGTAAGAAGCTACAGTAGCACCTTCAAGAACAACTTCACGCATTTCAGTATCACACATGAAAGTTTTCCATGCAAGTGGGTGCATCATGATAGTATCAGGACTAAATCCACGATGCATTAAGTAAGTATACATTTCGAATACATCGTTAACAGTCATAGAACCGTTACCGAGACCAGCAATGTTACGACCAGTAGTCGCACCAATGTATGCATTACTTGGAGTTACGTTATCGAAAACGTCGTATCCCATTTCATTAATAAGTTTAGCAGCAGTACGTTCTTTATGGCGAGCAAGAGCACGACCAGCAGCACGTAACCAGATACCAACTACATCAAATAGGTTTTCTCTAAGAACTTCTTCAGTAAGAGAAATTTTAAGACCGTGTTTATCGGTAGTAAGTGCTACCATATCTCCACCGTCCATATCTACGAAACGTTCAGGATATTCACCACCCTGCCCAACACGTCCAGCTTCCATAGCACCGATAGCACCAATTTGGATTCTAGATCCGCGAGGGATATTTATTTCTTGGAATAATTTATCAACGATAAATAAGTTAGGTTCAATTGCTTCACGTACAACAGTCTCAACAGTCTGAGGGATAAAACGAGTAAGATCTTGAGTACTGATTAAATCACGAAGTTCAAATATCTCACGGTTACCATCAGAGTCCTGCATTAATCCACGGTTAGTGAATGCGTCGTATACGTTGTTAAATAGAACCCGATCTTCAGTTGTTTTATAATCTCTAAGAGCTACTTCTTCTCTAATATACATAGTATTTCTCCTTTATGAAACCATCAATTGGATTCTAGCAACACCATAAGTACCAGTCTGTACAGCGTTTAGTACAGATTCAATAGTAGGTGTATTTCCTATAGCAGTTTCAGCTGCTACAACGAATTCGAACAAGAAGCTTGGAAGACCAGCAGTCTGAGTCCCTGGCATTCTTGATCCTGGATAAGTTTGCACTTCATCGAGTGCAGATTTAGGAAAGCGATTATCGATACCGATTACTTTACCAACAGTTTGAGCCGTTTTATTTGCAGTTAAACTACCAGCGCTTTGTAATTTATAATTACCAATAGCATCAGAGTCAACAAATTGACCAGGTTTAAGACCAAGTGAATCACCATAAGTAGGTTTAACAGTTAAGTATGCATACTGATTAGAAACACCAGCAAAAAGTGCACGAGCAGCAGCATCATCTGTAGATTCAGCACGAAGAGTTTGAACTCCAGAAGCTTCAATAGCATAAGGAACTTCAACATACCAGTCAGTTAATACATGTCCACCGTCAGGCCACATTCTATAGTTAAGATTTTTACCGCGAATATCTTGGTACCAATCATGGAATGCTACACCAATAGGAGCGTTAGCTGGCATTGGAAGTGCATCACCTGCTACAGCATAAGTACCTGAACCAGTAATAGAACCAGCAGTTACATCAAGTGCAGTATAGAATAAGTTAGTAGCAGTACCACCATTAGCAGGAACTACTAAATTAGTGATATAATCATCATATCCAAAGTATGATTCAGTTTGTGAGTAAGTGCCAATTGCACTTGTTACTTGGTTTGTGAAACCATAAAGTGTTCCGCTTTCAGGAATATCTTTAATACCACCAGCTGGCGTTAAATCATATGCAGAAAGAGACCCTAAAATTCTACCTTTTGGGATTATAACGTAATCTTCAGTAGTTACATCTTTTTCAGTAACAGGTAGATATTTGAACGGTGCGAAATATTCCGCAGGGCGTTGACCTTCCGATACTTCGAAACGTGCTCTTTTAGCAAGAGGTGTTTCAGCGTATTTGTCGGGACGGTTTCTAATAGGCACTTTATGAGTATTCTGAGCTTGAAGATTCAATTGATAATTATCTAAAGCCATCTTATTCCTCCATAGTTAGAATATTGTTTTTAAAAAAGCGATCAATTTTACTTTGTTTTGAATCATCATTCGAATCCTCAATAATTGTAGTTTCATCGCTAGTACTATCATTATCTGATTCGCTAGAATCTTTTAATGTTTCGTCATTAACTTTTGGAATCGAATTTTCTGATTCATTTCTAAAGTCACTTAATGTATCCACTAAGCTTTCGACCTTTCTTGAATCATACTTATTAAATTCCTCATCTTTATTTTCAGTAACTTTTTTAAAGTCAAGAATATTATCTACAAGAGCATGTTTATAATTCACAGTAAGTTGTGCGTTATCGTCAAGCAACTTGTTGATTTCATCTTCTTTACTAATTAGTATAGTATCTTGTTCAGAAACTTTATCAGTTAATTCTGATTTTTCATCATTTATTTTAGTTATAGTATCGTTCAATTCATTATATTTAGTAACAATAAAGTCACAGAATTTAATAATTTCATCTTTTTTACCTTTAACTACTTCTTGATAATCATCAATAGTATAGGTAACTTTTTCTTCATCTTCAACAATTTCTTCAGTTGCTTCATCTTCGGAAGGAAGATCTGCGTCTGGATTTTCGTCGAAAAATGTGGTGATAGCTTTTACTTCTTCATCAGTAAATTCATCATCCATTCTAAAAACTAAAAGATCTTTTGTTTTTAATAATTCATCTTCTTGTGGTTCTATGTCAAATCTTTTACCTTTTCTATATAAGCTAGATTTAATTTTAGCTATAGTAGAATCGTCAAAATCTGAACTGTCAAGTAGTTTCAATCCTGCGGCAACGTGTTCCTCGTCATGAGCAGGGAAGCTTCTGTTAGGACCACAAAATGCTGACTCAGGTAATGTCTGACGACTTTCCTTAGTTAGTTTTGCTTTTTTGGTCATACCATCCTCCATATAAAAGTTGGTTAATAATTCTTCCTTATCATCAAGGAATTTGTCGTAAGCCATTGGGCCATCTCCAATATCTATAGATACTATTCGAGAGTATGAATCCGCAGGATTGTTAACAAAAGAATTTTCTCTATAGGATATGTTATCCACTATCCAGTGTACTTTCTCACCATCAACTGTTGAACCTTTTTCATGTTCACATAAACCATCAACAGTTAATACTTGATCACAGTGCGAACATCTAACTCTAGATGTCGAACTTCCTACACTACAAGTATAGTATATTCCTTTTATAACTTTAGATATAGCTTCTTTATCAGTTATTCGAACTTGTAATTTAATAAAATCATTAGGTTCACCTTTAGTAGCAGCAGTATCCTCAATAGAGTATCCCATAATTCTACCAACGGCATCACTATGTTTATCGTGATGTAATAGTTGTGGTTTTTTATAAGGAGTTATCCAAGATTTACCACCACTGTTCGCAGCATCTATTGTATATAAAAGTGAATTACCATTTACGTAATTAAGATGTGTAGCATTGATATCAACATCAACAAACTCTAACTTTTCAATCAGATCGTCAAGGTTTTTATTTTTCTTCATCATTAATCTCCAATAATAATTCGAACGATTTAATTTCATCTATAATAGAATTAAAAACATAATCGTATTTTTCTTGTGAATCAATAGACGCTAATCTATTAACTCTATCTTCAAAGCGTATTTTGAAAATCTTAAAGACTTCATCAGCTTTATCATAATCGTTATCTACAATCTTTAGTATAGTATTTTTAGCATTCTGTAAGCTTTTATTAAGGAATGTAGTTCTATTCAAATTAGACTGACAATTATTATTATCTAATAATGTCTGCGCTATCTTATCTATATAAGATACACTTTCAGATATGCAGTCTTTTTTAAATGTAGGTCTACTAAGTTGTTTACCATGTTGATTACTAGGTTGACTATTAGCTTTAACTTTATTTTCAGAAGCTTTAGTAGCAGATTTAGCTTTACTACCAGAACTATTAGTTTTAGCGCCACCACCAGTTGTTGTAGGTTTAGGTGCAGCTTTAGCAACTTTAATACTAGCATCAGCTTGTTTATCTATTTGTTTCATAGACTCTTCACTCTCAGCTTTAAGAAGAGGAATTTGAACTTGATTGATATATAGATCAGTATCTTTAATTTTAGGTTCCATATCCATTTCAATACGAGCTTCATCTCTAGTAATAAGATTAGCATGATATTTTTGAATAACGTGAGTCTGTTTTTTGATTGTAGCTTCTAAATCGATTTCATTCCAACGAACTTCAAATTCAAAACGTTGAGGACTCCAACCACCATCAAGAATTAATTCTTTGATTAATTCCATTTCTAATTTTTCTTTAATTATTTGTTGGTATGATTTAGTTATAGCTTGCATAGAAAGATATGCAGCTTCAGCTGTATTTCTATTTGATGTGTCTGATTCACCCATAGCAACAGGTGAAACTCCAAGACCAGAATATACGCGTTTTTTGAAATGGTCTATATATTTAATAATATCTATAACATCATTATTTTGAGTTACAGTTTCAACATTATGAGTATGAGGAACACACATGATACCGTAAGTATTCATGTTATTAATTTCCATCGCAACAGAATCAACTTCACCAGGAGCAGCAGGATGATTATCTGTACCTACTTTATATAGATATAATGGAACGGCATATTGAAATCCTAAAATTTCTGCTTCTTCTTCAAGTTTACGTAATGCTCTAACGTCATCTAATATAGAAACTAAACTAGATCTACCAGTTAATAAACCTGGGACTTTATTATAGTACATATGTATAACGTCATCAGCAGCAAAGATACGTTCAGAACCATTAATTACTTGTTTATAATATTTAACTTGATTGTTTTTATCTAGACCTATTTTAATAGTTGTAGCGTCGGCGACAAATAGACCAACGATAGGTCTATAGTTTTTATTATACATATTATAATTTTTACCAGTTTTAGAAACACTAGATTTACGCGTTTTTATAAGAAAGGCATTTCCATATGTAACTAATTGTCTAGATAAAGTATTAACTAATTCTGTAGTTTTTATATTTGTAAACATTTCTATTTCAGTTAATCTACTACTAACATGCTTATAAACTTTATCATCAGGAACCACAACTTCATATCCGTTTTTATTTATCTGCTCTGTGAAAACGTTAACTGATCTATTTAAAATACCATCGAGTTGAACAGCTGTAGCTATAGTAGTTAAATCATATTCTGAATCTACAAATTCCACACTATTAAGTTTATTATAATTAGAATTTTTAATATATTTAGGTCGACTAAATTTTAATGATGGATCTTTAACTGTAGCATCAGTAATATCACCACTAAAATTTAACTCAATATCGTCTTCAAATTTAACTGTACTAATTGAAAATAAGTTTTTTAAATTCATTATCCTACCTTACTACTCTCTACTAAACTTTTTAATATAGAAGATATATCTCCTGGATTTAGTATATTACCACAACTATTAGCTGTACCTGTTCCATCATTACCAGTATTAAGTCCACCATCAGCAAGCATTTGATCTGCTTTATCAGCAGATAATCCCATATAATTTAATAAGAACGCTCTGACTTCGTCATTACTTGGAACATTAATTGAATTTTGACCTTTATCTATGTCTAAATTATTAGACCCATCGTTGACATCATTTAGTATAGTATCATCGTCAGAAAATAGAAAATCATTAGTATTATGATCATATGTTTGACTATTAGAATTACCAAGTGAATTAGCTAAATATTTAAAATATGGATTATCGTCAGTTTTATTTTCAGTTTCAGGATCTTGATTTAGGAATACACAATACTCCATACTAATAACAGATTCTTTAATTTTTAATAGAACCGATTTAATAAATCGTAATGTTTCAATAACTTTAACATTTTTATTAAAATCATCACCAAAAGCTTTATTAAATTTATTACCCCAATTAGCAGTGAAGCCTTGCATTAATGCTGCTAACTTTGCTGTTAAACCATAATCGTGAATATATTTTTTCATAATAGTAATAAAGTCCATATATGGTAAACATTTAGCCCACTCCATATCTTCAGTAGCTTCATCTATTTTTTTAATAATCCATTCAAAACCAGCATCTCTTAATGTGAATATTATTTCTTGCATAGCAATACACAAAAATCCAATAGCAGCTTCAGTAATTTCTCGTATAAAATCTAACGATGGCATAACGAAATCTTTGATATCCAGTTCTAAAAATGATAACATAATATCTATAATTGCAACAATACTATCTATAGCTTGAGCGAAACCACTTTCACTAAGAATAAATTCGAAATTATCTTTATCTAAATGTAATCCAGATACGTATGCGTCATTATTAGGATCAGCTTGAGAATCACGTAGATCATGTATTTTTTTATTTACACTTTCGAGTTTTTCTTGTAAACCTAATTGTATAAGTAAATTTTTAATTAAACAACAAAGCATTTCTTCTGATACATAAAATGAACCTAATACACCAATCATATCTGTAGCAAATGATTTCAAAACAGGTTTATCAATACTATTAGTTAAATCTTTTAACATTGAAACTAGATCTCTTTGTCTACCAGATACGAATTTTGTAAATTTACCAGCACCTTTAGCAGTTACTTCAGTATTGTGTTCTTCCACTCTACGAGTTAATTCTCTAACTTTTTCAATATATTCTATATCATTAGCTTGTTGACTATTAACTTCCGCCATTAGTTACATCTCCTATTGTATTATCATTATGAAAATCATTATATCGTTCTATTTTAGTTGTGTCTTTAGCATTAGTGTTAATATCAGGAGTATACGAACTTTTACCTAATGCTTCCATTTTACCTCTCATAGTAAACTTATCGATTTGTTCAGAATTATAAATAAATTTATGCATAGAATCATTATGCATTTCTGTATTTTCTTTCATTTCTCGAGTTGTATCATTATCAACAAGCATTCTACAAACGAATTTTTCGAACTCTACATATTCGCGCATTTCTCTAATTTTTTTATTCATTAATAATGCACCAGAAACATAACCATTATTTTGTATAGCACCCATAATTACTCCTATTTACTATTATCATCATTATTATTATATAAAGCATCATTGACAGCTGCTTCTAATACAAGTTTAGCAGCTTCTAAACATTCAGGACTCACCGCAGACTTATCACCTTTTTTAGTATTTTTAAAACCTGTATCTAAATCAGAATCAGGACAATCAGTATCGATAATATCTAATCCTTCACCAATACCAGGTTTATCTTTATCATCAGTAATAATATCACCATTATCATCTACTATATTTATTTTACCAGATTCGTCAGCTTTTTGTTTACGACGTGTACCATAATCAGGACAATCTTTACCTATATTAGATTTACATAAATCCTCTAACGCCATAAAACCTTTTAGATATACATAAATTTGTATACCTTCCTCTGGTTTAAAATCAGACCAAGCACGTCTAGGAATTTTACATAAAAACATTAATTTTAATACATTTAAAATTTTGTGTATGATACCCCATTTATAATAGTTTTCAGTACTTATTATATAAAACGGAGGTTTAACAAATAATGATCTAGTTATAATAATTAATGCATCAATAGGTTTAGCTATGATTTTTTCAACGAAATCAAAAATACCAGTCCACATTCTACACCAGATATGGTTCCAGAATAATTTGTTTAATAATCCAGCAAACATTTCACCCATTTGTTTAGCAAAGCTATCTTCCATAGCTGCTTTATTATCTAGTATATCTTTAATGCGTTCTTCATCATTTTTTTGAACAATATCAAAACCTTCAAATACAGCTTTAGTAACTTCTGAACAATTAGAGTGAGGTATATTTAATGTGCCATCACCAAGTAATGCTGCAAGTTTAGTATTATAACCATTTAATGCGTCTACGAAATCTGGTGATGTAATAGTTTCAGCAGCATCAAATACTGGTTTAGTTATAGTTCCATCTTTAGAACCTAAAAGTTTAGCAGCATCTTTAACTCTATCACTCTTAGGTGTAATCTTCATATCTTTTAATAAATCATCTCGCATATCTTCTAGTGTTTTAACTAAGTCTTCATTTTCTTTAACATTATCAACTAGATCTTTAATGTCTTCTTTAGTAGTAGTATCAACACCATCAGTTCCAATTTCACAAGAATCATTAGAACCTTTAGATATAGCAGAAGGTGCAGTTACTGGTCTGTCTGGGAATTTAATTCTACCTTCAGTTATAAGACTATTTAATATATTACCATCAATTGATTTACCTAATAAATCATCAAGTTCGATATTACTTTGATTATTTTTATCCATTAAAATGTTCTCCTAAATCCTGTACCTAATATATTTGAGCTTCTAGAGTTTCCACGACCACCAACCATTCTAGGTCTACTATACGTCGGTGGTGCTTCTGGATCTCTAATAGGTTTATCATTCTGCTGTAGTATAGCAGATTTTGGAGAAGCACTATCTCTTCCTTCAAAATTATCTAATCTAGGATTACGCATATACTTAATTTTATTATCATATGTGTTTTTTAATAGTAAACCGAACTGATGATAGAATCCATATATAGCTAATGTAAATGCGTCTAATACGTGGTCTTCACCTTCATATGTACAATCACCTCTAGCAGTTATAGATTTAACTGTATATGCTCGCATTTGATCTATTAATCTATGACTAGCATCTTCTTCTTTAGGTAATAACATTCTACCTTCTTCTAGAGATAATACAGTTTGGTTAATCATTAAACCTTTATTTCTTTTTTTAACTTTTTTCTGAAGGATAGCGTCGTAGTGTTCAGTAGATGCACCAGAATCTATAACATGTAATTTTCTAGACATACCAAGAGATGGAACTTTTCTACCATGTAACGTTAGTTCTTCAACGTTTGTATCACCAGCACCATAATCAACATATAAGAAATCGACTCTATAATAAGTCATTAATCTAATAATTTCATTACGAGTTTCTCTTTGAGTAGCTTCTTTAGATTTAACACCTTTACGATAGAATAATCTTATTTTACCAGTACAATCTATTTTAACATCTTCATTTTTTTCATGATCGTAAAATTCTATAAATGTAGGTTCATGACAATATTCAATCATTACAACTTGTCCACCATTTTTATAAGTATTCCAATCAACCCCAATGATATATTTATTACCAGGTTTTTGTTCAAATCCTGGATCGAAGATATCTACATCATGACTATTAAAGTGTGAGAAATAATTAGCTAATGACTCATTAATATGTTTATGTTTATAAACACCTTGAAGTTCTTCACCGAATTCAGCACCAAACTCACGCATGTATGCATCTTCCGCCATCATAGATCTAAATTTAAATTCAGTTGAATCTGTTATAGGTCTACCTTGCTCTTCAGCTTGTTCAATAGATAACCAGTTAGGATTATCTTTATGCCAAGATGGATAGTGTTTTGACCACCAACCAATAGACGAACCTTTAGTACACCAATCATAAAATATATCTCGTTTACCTGACGGTGTAGAACATGCTCTAATTTTAGTATGTTGATTAGTATTAGCAATAGGAAGAACAGATTGTTCCATAATATCTCTAGGTATAAAGTCAGCTTCATCAAGCATGAGTAAGTCAGCACTTTGACCACGAACAGATGTACCTTTATTTGCAGAAGATATACCAAGGGTCATACCTTTAATAACTGAACCATTAGAAAAATGTATTTCATTAACATCAGAACGTTTTACGCTAGTTATTTGTTCATTAAGAAAAGGTGAGTCAGCTATTAAATCCATTAGAGTATCAAATATCATTTTAATTTGAGCATCCATTGGTGTCATTATAAGTACACTAAACGGAATAGGTTTAGTTCCATTTGTATTATACATAGTAGCTAATGGTTGCGCGACTGTCCACCATAATGCATCGGCACATAATACAACAGTTTTTCCCATTCTTCTACCATATCTAAGAACTATCTGTTGTTCGTCTTTACTCGCATCTAACACTTCTCTTTGATAAGATCTTAATTTAAGAGGTTGTTGTGGATCGATAGGATTACGTAAAAATGTTTCCGCCCATTTTGACGGAACATTTAATATATCCGCGAATACTTTTTTCTCTTCTAAACTTAATTTCATTTAAACTCCTTAAGCATGCATCATTCCAGCTTCTTGTCCTAGTATACTTCTTCCATTCATTCTTGACTTAGAAATAGCTTGAATTGCACGTTGGCGTTCTGTTGCTGCACCTTGAGAAATGAATGCTAAGTTGAGCTGTCCGCCTAATTCAGGTCTAGCCATATTATTTATAGAATTAAATGTACTATCTACAGCTTGCGTTGCTGCTTGACCTATAGGGTTAGCTACCATTTTAATACCTTCATACATTAAACTACCAACAGCATAATATGCTGAACCTTTACCGAAGGCAGTAGCAGCCCTAAATAAACCGCGACCTAAACCTCTAGCTGCACCATATCCAGCTTTTAATGTATTTGCAGCTAATAAGTGCATTTGACCTAAAGCTTGATTATCAGTTACAATATTAACACCACTAAAAGCTGTGGATACTTTAGCTATTAATCTTGTAGCTTTAGCACCTAAAGTCCCAGATATATCTTTCATTGTAGCTATTTGTTTATCTATACCTTTCAATGCTCTACTTAAACTTTGTCTTCTAGCAAGAGGTTGATCTAAATCTAATATATCACCACCGATTTTTGATGCATGTGCTTTTAGTGTTGATAATGATGTACCATTTATACGCTTTTTAGCATTTGATCTCCATGCGTCTAGTTTTTTAACAAAGGATGTATCTGAAAATTTAGTTTTATTTAAACCAAAACTAAGTTGACCATCTATACTTCTATCTATAGTTAGTCCGATTGGGGATAACGCGTTATTTGCACCAGTTCTCATTCCTGGTAAAATACCTTTAGCTCCAGTTTTAAAATTAGATATAGACTCTGGATCGAATAGTTTATTAGCAGCCCAGTTAGCTCCTTGGGTCAATTTACTCCCAGCAAATTGACCTAACTTACTATTTAATATAGGGTTGTCTTTAATCGAATTCAACATCACTCTACCATATGATGGTCGCCACATACCTGGATTATATTTGTACGCATAATGTGGTAACATTGATGCGATTGCTGCATCTTTCGCAATACCTAAAACGCTTATTTGATCTTCCATATACGGTTGTTGTTGCATAATTTACCTCTTATCCATGTCTAGTTTTATGCATAGATAATGATAAACCAGTATGATTACCTATACTCATTTTAGATTTACCCATAGCTTTACCTATGCTAGTCTGAGTCATCATTCTACTAGAGTATCTAGAATCTTGTAAATATCTAGCACTCATTATATCTTGTGCTCTACCAACAGCACCAGACATCATAGATAATGCAGTCATTGCGGTAGCACCAACTGCAGCTTGAGTCATTAAACTAGTTGGTGAGTTAACACTAGTATTAACTAACTTTTTAACATTAGTATTAAACATGCTTGTATTACCAACAGCACTAGCCATATTATGTGGTGCGTCAAATAGATTATTCATTCTACTTGTACCAGGTTTAATATTAGTATTGTTATTATGCTTACCAATAAAACCTTTATTTTTATTTAAAGATTTAAGACCACCTTTACCTAACATTGATCTAGTGAAAACGTTATTACTAACTAAATCTACGCCCTTTTTGAACATTTGCTTTAAGCCTGTAAATACACCTTTCATAATTAATACCTCGTATGATTAATTGCATTATTATGCATATTTAAAGCTATATTATTATTCATTACAGAATTAGTTGACGTTATGTAACCATTTCTACTACTATTTTTAGGAGTTCTAATGAACTTATTAACAGCTTTATCTAAATGTACTGATGAACCGAAATCAGTAGTTAATTCTTTTATATCGTGGAAACCTCTTTTATATAAAGATGGTATATATGCAGATTGTCTATCTGTAAATTGTGTTGATTGTCCAGGATTAACAATATTAGTTTTATGACTAGATGATAGTTTAGACATCATATATGATACTAATACTGTCGCCCCGAATGCTACAGCTAACTTAGATCCACCTTTAATCGATGACTTTGTTTTTTTCGGTGGTTGTTGTTGTCCAGGTGAACTACTTTGTTGTTTACTTACTGGTTTATTTTGTATATCATGTGGTGAACTTGTATTATCCGCGCTTTTACTCTGTGGTGTATCAGTTTTACTACCAGTAGTAGATGGTTTACCATCAGCTCGTCGTCTAGCTGCTACCTCTAAATCATAAGCTGTTTTTTGACTATTACCATTAGCATTATCAGTTTTTGCTTTGTTAGCAGTAGTTTGTCTTTCTTTTTCTTTAGTATGATTATTATCAACTTTATTTGGAGTAGTTGATTTATCCTGTTGAAGATCATATTCTTCTTGTGTTATTATTCCATCTTTTAAATCTTTTTCCAAGTGTTGTTGTGCTAGTTTACCACCTTTATTACTACGTTTAACTTTATCATCAATTTTCGTATTATTGTCAGCTGCTAATTTTTCTTGTTTAAGACTTGCATCATATTGTGCATCTTTATGTTGTTGTAATTGTTCTCTACCAATTGATGTATAATATGAACTATAAGTTTCTTGCATAACAGTAGTATTTGTATTACTAATACCTTTAACTACTTGATGATGTGTTTTGTTTTTCTTATCCCAATAACTATAAACGTATTTACCATTTGCGTCGACCACACCAGGCTTAACACCTACAATTTCAGCACCTGTAATTTTATCAAATTTAACATCAGTTCTAGCACCATGTCCAAATTCTACATGTGTACTTTTACACTGACTGTTATCTTCTACGAAATTCTCTCGACCACCAAACATGTCGAGAGTTTCCATTCTACCAGCTGGTTTCTGTATTGCCATAATTATGCTCCAGACATAGCACTCTTTATAATCTCTTCCATACTAGAAGAACCTTGTATACCATAACGTTTTTTAGCTAATCTAGTAGCCATAAACTCATTTAATAGTTTTTGTTTAAGCCCTTTTAAATCCATCTTGATGCTGAATTCAGGAGCAATATCTTTAGATATAACTGATCCACCTCGACCCTCCTTAGTAATTTCTTGAACTAAAGAACTTTGAGCTAACATACCAGACGTTCTCATATCTAATATTTTAGCATCAATAAAATCATAAAGTAATTCCATTTCAACAGTATCTTGAGAATCTATATCTAAATCTCTACATAATGTTATTTCTAATTCACTACTTAATTTTTTTTCAATAGGACAAGTATAACCTTCAGGAGCTAAATCATTTTTTAATAAAGGACAAGATAATTTATAAGGACAAGTATCTATATTACATTTCATAAGCATAACAGCAGATGAAACATTAGCGATACCACTATCGAAAATCGCAGCTAATTTACTTAGCTTATCTTTATGTTTTATTAATTTATCCATAGCTTCTTCAGGATACATCGCTAATAGAGGAGATAGATCACCTATTTCCTCTTGTATTAGTGATAATTGTTTTGATTCACTTAAGTTTTCTCTTAAATTCATATATAACCTTTATTTAATAATTTCTTTAATTGCATCTACATGATATTTTATTATTCTATGTCTTCCATGTTCTGACATTAAGTACTCTCTACATTCATGCTCATTATCCATGAAAAAGTTTTCAGTTAATACGGCAGGCATTGATGAATGTTTAAGCATATAAAAGTTAGCTTCTTTATCCATATCACCATCCGTTGTATCAACTCTAACTTTAACAGTTGGGAATTCTTTTTTAAATTTATTATAAAAAATAGTAGCATATCTGTCACTAGCACTAACGCCAAAATATGTAAATGCTTCGAAACCAGAACCACCACCTGCGTTAGCGTGAATAGATAATAAAATAGAATCAGTATATGAGTTAGCTCTTTTAATTCGTTCTTTTAAAGGTATATCTGTTAATTCAGGAACAAGATTAACATATGGAATTTCCAACACAGTTAATTCTTGAATGATACCATTAACTATAGCTCGAGTAAATTCACCTTCATATAATATAGATCCATCATCCCAAATAGGACTGCGTTTACCATTAGTTTGATAAACGCCATTTATAATACCACCATGTCCATTATCTAAGAGTATCGTTTTCATTATAAACCTATTTCTTATTTTTATTAAATCGTTTAATCATTTGAGCGTTAGTTTTTATATATTGTTTTCGTTTTCGTAAAAATTTTATTCTTCTACGTCCTGTAAACATATATTACCCTCTAGATTTACTTCCTGTACCTGAACCCCACGCACCAGGATAAAACCCTGCATTATTAGGATTTATAGTTTTATTATTAACACGATACGCTGTTTGATCGCCTATATAATTATAGTTAACATTTGCGTATGTTCCGCTGCCGCTAACTTCAACAGTTAAATCTTCACCAAACTGTATATTAAGATTATTATTTAATCCATCTAATGTATAATTAATCGTATCATTATAAATATGCACAGTAGAACTACCATGTGCATCAACAGATGTTATTAGTCCATCTAAACCTTCAGGGACATTTAAAGTTCCAGAACCAGTCATTATATAATTTGACATTACTATTCTCCTTATTATATAAAATGAGATTAACCCACGTTTTTTATTATTAATACGTACTACGTACGTGTTTATAGTATACGTTAAAATATGAAAAAGGAGCATACCAGGAAGGTACACTCCTTATATAAGAAGGTTATCGGAAATGCTTTTACTCAAAGGGGTATTTATGAGTAATGTTATATTTAAGCCTTTTCTGAAGAAAGACCTAGATCATTTGCTTTATCATTAAGACTATCTAATGTTCTATTTAATAGTATATCAGTAGTCGGACAAGCAATTTCTTTATCACTACAATGTTTAATTATATTATCAACTAATTGTTTTTTCTCTTGATCAACTTCATCACCTAGATACCTAATAACATCTGCATCAGCGAATTTAATATCATCTTGGATACCGATAGGTTTAATATTTTCAACCATGTCAGGTCTTTTAGTAAATGACTCTCGTTTCATAGTTCCTTCATCATCAAAAGATGTTACATTAAATGCTATATATCCATCTTCTTCATATCTTTTATTAGGTGCATCCGCGAAAAATGTTAAACTTGCAACTTTTCGTGAATCACTTAATTTTTCACCATCCATAGTAACAGTAGTGCCTGAAACTGTCAAATCTGTATCTATTGTAATTTTCATAAATCCTCCTATTATAAAAATGGCCAGTATATACTGGCCGTAATATACATCCTATAGTATAGTCATATTACATAAAATTAAATGGTGTCATTTTAACCACTGAATCAGTAGGTATTGATGACATTATACCTTTATTAAAATCTTTACGAGTAGTATTAGTTGAACCATAACCATCTTTTCCGCGCTCAGTATTATCGTTAAGTTCTTCTTCTATAACTTCTAATAATTCAACTTTCATAGGAACAACTTGAGCTATAGCTTCACCTAATGTTATTTTCTGAGTTTGTCTAGAAGTATTCATTATAATAACACCAACTTCATTTCTGTAAGCTTCATCTACAGTACCTGGTGTATTAACAACTGTAAGTCCACGTTTTAATGCATTACCACTTCTAGGTCTAACTTGGATTTCATATCCTGGACCTACGGTCATTTTAAGACCTGTACCAATTAATGCTCGTTCACCAGATTGTAATTCGAAAATACCAGATTCGATAAATTTACTTTCCATATTATCACCTTCTAGTAATTTTTCACCATTACCACCAAAGTGTGCATATATACGTTTTACATTATGCGCAACGACATCAAAACCACTATCTGTGCTAGTTTTAGGTTTACTAGGTAGTGGTGCGTCTGGGTATAGTTTTTCAACTCTAAGAGCAAGTGTATCTTTTTTTGCAATTTCTTCTTTTTTTGATTCAGTCATTAAAACCTCCTGATGAACTGATTATATTGAATATAATAGATTTCCTTCAATTTGTCAATAATTAAAATATTTTATATGTAAATAATTATTTTCCTAAGTTAAGATTTATTTTTAAAATTTCCATACTATCAATTCATCAGGATTATTTATTAGATATCACTCGTTGTTCAAACATTAATTCTGGTATCATATTTTTTAATGTTTCTATTTCGTAGTATTTAGTTTTTATAGTTTGTCTTATATGTTTTATTCTAGTAGTATAACTATTTATTAAATAAGATACGGCATCCTTTTCAGAGAATGCCGTAGTAAATATATCATATGTCATATTAATAATTGTTTTGTTTTGCGTTAAAGCTTTTATATTATCATCTTTTATTTCAATAATTGTAAATTTATAAACAACAATTTCATCGTTTATATATTCAGCTTTATACACAAAGTCATGCATATAATATCCTTATTTATTTTTAGTCTTCTTAGACGATTTACATACATCATTTATTACTGTTGTAGTCTTTTGTTTAGTATATTTTTTTTCAACATTTTTTGTATCAACTTGTTTTTTATTTATAAATCTAGTTGTATCATGTGTTGTTAACATATCATTAAACGCTACATCATTAACTTGTTGTCCCATAAACTTCCTCCTTTGTAACATTTAATATAAACTTTAACCATTTCCATGTAATGTTAATATCTTCTGGATCATCTTTTATAACATCTCGTAATATACATGTACAAGATATAGCTGATCCGTCTTTGCCCCAATCGTCAATTCCACTACCATCACATATTTTACAATTCTTTTTAGGTTGTATTATACCACCTATTAAATCGTCGTCGTTAATATTTAAACTATCTGACATTTTACGTATAAGATCTAAATCTATATCCATTAATCTTCTCCTTTAATATTAAGTCCAGCAAATATACCAGTTATATTTGGATCAAAATGGTATGGTCCAGTTCGTTCACCTATTAAAATTAAGTTACTAACATTTAGTAAATCTAAATCAGTAGGCATAAATTGATATTCATCTATAAAAATTTCATCAAATATATATTGTAATTTTTTCGTTTTTACTTCATTATATGTTGCGAATTTATTATGATATCCGTTTATACTTATAATGTCATCATTAATTTCATAACCAATATTATTAGAAATACTTACATCTATCATTTGTTGAAATAACGTGTTACACATAGCTTTATTGTTAGATATTAGTAATGTATTTCTATGTTTATTAGCTAAAGCTTGCATACATAAAAATATAGATTTACCACATCGTCTAGGTGCCATAATTATACATCTATTATTATTACTATAAAAGTCCATCATTTTATTTTGTATATGTGATAACCATGTATAAGATATCTTTTTTACTGCATCTTTTTTATTATTCAGTAATCTTAGATTGATCATCGCTAATTTCTGCGTCAGATAGTTTAAGTTGTAATTCGTTATTAATCTTAACAGCATTATTTAATTCTGTTTTTAACATTTTAACTCTATTTTGTACTTCTAACATCAAATCGCATGTATCTGCGTAAAACTCATCTAAATTCATAAAACCTCCTATTTTGTTTTATTAATTATAATATAGTATATTTTACAGAATTAATCATTAAATTTTTGCACGATCCTTAATATTTATTGATGTTTCGAAAACATTGCGTATAACATCCTTTAATTCTGACTTATTAATATATTGAATTAATGGTACAGTGTGTTCTGTAGATACAAGTCTATTTGTTAACGTATCGTATATTTGTTCTGTTACATATGTTATATATTCTTCTAATGATACAGTGCTTAATTCGTGATACCCATTTTCAATAATTTGCGTCATTATATCTTTTTCTATTTTGATCATAGCTTTTAATAATATACCGTGTGCCGCAGATCTTATACATCCATCTCTACCCATTCTAATACAATTAGTTTCTTTACCATTTATACAAACTGGCTCTATATCTAATCTATTCATTATAACTGCTTTAAAATGTTTACATTTATTTATAAGATAACGTTCTATCTCATTATATGCTTTATGTTTGTCATCAATTCTATCTTTTTCTTCTTCTTTAGCGAGTTTAATTGCTAATTGTAACTTATCTTCTACTAGATTAGTTTTGCTTTCACACATTCGTTTAAATTCATTATAACCAATATAAAGTATTAGTATAATAATTGACCATACTGAAGGATTAGTTAATCCTTGTATAAAAATTGATTCCATCTTATAAGCCTTACATATAATTAATAAAATATTCTTTAAGAATTGGTATAATATATTCAAGTGTAAAACTCGATATTAACCAAATAATAATAATAAATAATACTGTTTCTATAAGTTTTTTAAAATAATACTTATCCATAATAATACCCATATTCTATATAATAATAGTATACTTTAATTTAAAAAAAATAGCACAAATATTAATCTGTGCTATTCTTATATACATTAGTAATATTACTAGTGTTATACCTTACAATACACCTGAAGGTTCAGGTTCCTCTACTGGTTCCTCTGGTTCTTCTTCAACAATAGTATAACCATTATCAATTTTCCATTGGTCAAACATAGACTCAGACAAAATACCAAATTTTTCTAAATCAATTGCTCCAGCCAGTACCGCATCTTGTAATGAAACAGAAGCACTGCCAACTCGTATACCCTTATCAGTTACATATTTCAATGTAACATTACCAGTACCTTCTGCGAAGTTGATACCGTTTACCTTTACTGAAGTGACTGCACACTCCATATTACCTAAGTTTAATTCAGCCATTTCTGACTCCTTTTCTATTGAAGGGGCAGTTGCCTACCCCAGTTCTGATAACATTGCTGTTATAAGTCCGTTGGTAACTGTAATTGTTTTACCATCATTACTTGTAAAGCTACCACTTGCACCTGCCGTTCCACCAACACTATAAGTAGCTGAGTCAGTATCACCACTAACTGCAAGGTCTTTGTATACTCTTGTATCGCCATCTCTGTCAATTTCAAATAACAGTTTAGCATAGTCTCTAAATGAGTAGGCAACTTTTCCAGCAAGAGTAGTATGCTCTTTACCTCCAGCAGAATCATCATCTTCTCTAACAGTGAATATCATATCAGAGTCAACCATTCCGTTATTGGTTACTGCACCAATAAGTAGTCCAATATCAGATATTCCACTTCCTTTAGCTAATATACTTGGCACTCTATATATAGATGAGCCATTTACTATTTGCAGAGTACCATTAGCCACTGCTGAGGCATCCCAACCATTACCAGTGTTCGGCAATATTGTAAGGTCTTTTCCTGATATATCTCCACCAACAGCGAGGTCGCCACCAACATCAAGGTCGTCAGTAATTTCAACATCGCCAACTACATCCAGTTCAGCAGAAGGTGTATCTGTTCCAATACCAAGATTATTATTAGCATCGAGTACCATACCAATAACACTACCTGTACCAAAAAACATATCACCGTCTTCGTAGTTTAGGACATACGCAGTAGTAGGACCAGATAACCCAATACCTAAACCACTGTATAAATCTGTTCCTGAATCTGTATTGGTAATCTTAATTAAGTTGGTGTTCGAACTAGCGTTATGCACATGTAGCGGTTGCGCAGGGTCTGCTAATCCGACACCTATATAACCACCATTAAAGTATGAAATACCATTACCATTAATATTAACAGTATCAGCAGTAGATGTTCCTTTGAGTGCTAATAAACCTGAAGTGTCAGTGTTCTCAAACATATAGCCAAACAGGGTTCCACTGGCTGTGCGTTCAAGTGCTAATGCTGGTGCACCTACACTATTATTTTTTACAATCAATGGATATGATGAAGCAATTGTTGCTCCACCAACAGTAAGGTTGTTAGTAACATTAACGCCACCAGCAGGACCAGATTCTATAGACAACTTTTTAGTGCCTTGTGTCCAGAAATCCAACTCACCGCCTGTTACTGTGTTCTTAACTGATACATCGTTGGATTGTGCTCCAGACGCTGAACCGTAGGCAACCATTACACCAGCAGTTGCACCGTTGCTCGTGTTTAGCGATAATACTGAGTTTGCATTTGTGTTAGAGCAGGTAGCATTGATAACAGCAGCAGTGGCATCACCAACTGTGAGAACTCCACCAACATCGGCATCTCCACCAACATCTAAGTCGCCATTGAGTATATCAACATCACCCAAATTGTCTATAGTTATTCCAGCATTTGAGTTTGCAATGAATGTCATTACATCGGTGTTGTGGTTATAAGTAATCTGACCTACTGTATTGCTTGCTTCATCACCAAATAGCATGTATTGTATTGAGGTTGATGGACTCAGAAATTGTAAACCAGTGGAACTACTATTTTCTACAACCAAGTCAGTAACAGAGGACGCACCGATTGCTCCAGCCGAACCCGAAAATACATGAAGCCTCTCATCAGGAATTGCTGTTCCAATACCAACATTACCACCACCAAAACCGAGAATCACATCTGATGCTGTATAGTTGTTGATATATGTACCAGCGTCTGAATCCATAACTAAATACTTACCTGTAGCACCTGCAATAGATGCCTCTCCACTTTTACGCTCAATGGTAATTGCTGGTGAAGCGGTTACGCCATCACCAACGGTTAGAGTACCACCAACAGTAAGGTCGTTAGTAATGTCTGCATCACCTAGCATATCAATACTTTTATCATCATTCATTACCATTGCAATATCTAAAGAGTCGCCACCATTGACATAAAAATTCAATTTGCCCTTTAGTGCTGATGGTGTAGCTTGTGTAATTACGCCCTGCATTATTCCATGGATGTTGGTATTTGACAACGCCCCTGTACCTGTCATAAGGTATACACCATTAGCACTATCTACGGCTTCAGCACTATTTCTGAGTGCTAATATTGAACCATTACTACCTGAGTTGCTTACGATAGATTCTATCGCCACATTTGCCTCGCCTAAACCATCTCCAACTACAACCCTGCCGCCAACATCAAGGTCGCTAGAAATATCTACATCGCCAGTATTATTAACTGTAAATAATTCGTTACCTCCATCATCCCCAACTGATAGAATATCTTGATTTTGAGTTGAATGACCTTTTACTCTGAGTTGAACATTATCGTCTCTACCATCAATGAAGACATTGCCGTTAATTCCTGCTGCATATGACTCTGACACTTCTATGCTCTTAGTGGTTGTTCCAATAAGCACTCTTTCACCTGTGGAACTTAGGGTTACTTTAGCGTTTCCCGTAGGGTTTCCAATGGAAGAACCATCTCCAATTATAACCTCGCCATCAACAGTGAGGTCGTTAAAAACCTCAGTATTCCCTGCACCGTCAATGGTGAATAGGTCAGTACTATTCCAACTCTCTACTTCTAATATATTTGAAGCTGTTTGAGTGGAATGCGCTTGAACCTTCAGTTGGACCTCATCCGCAGTTCCATCAATAAATGTTGCTGAGTCATTCACGCTATCAACATACGATTTGATTGCTGATTGAGTTACAAGGCGAGTGTTTGTAGGAGTAGTAAAGCTAGTATCTGTTGATATATCGTTTACACTTACACTTCCTGAAAGGTCAAAAAAACCACCAACAGTGAGAGATCTTAAAATGTCAACATCTCCTGTAGAGTCTATAGTAACCCTGGTAGCATCATTAGTGTTAATAGCCATGCTGTCGGTTGCGTTGTCGTAAGCTATTTTACCAGAGGAAACATTGTCTCCTAAGCCTAGCGTAGCCACTGAGGAAGCGCCAGCCTCAACATAAACACCTGCGTTCGCACCATACGCTATTGTTACCCTGTCGTCAGCAGTTGCAAAGTTCCCTGCAGTCAATACTCCTGCTACATCTAAGTCGTCTGTAATATCAACATCGCCTTCAAACTTAGAATCACCAACAACATGAAAATCAGTATCAGGTGTGATATTGTGTACACCCACTCTATCGGTGGTATTGCGAATCGTTATTGCTCGCTCTCCTGTGCTTGAATATAAATTAGTATAATCTGCCCCTCTTTGTAATAGTGAGGCACCCGAACCATCATTTAGCCTTACACTTGTTTGGTTAATTAATAATGCATTATTACCACCTAAGTCAACTTGAAGATATTCAGCACCTGTAGTACCATTAAAGTTCATATTTGCAGAGCCAGTACCATCACCTGTTAAAATTATATTTGGACCATTGTTATCTTTTCTTATTGTGTTAGCCTCAACTGTATTGGCTGTTGCAATACCTGTAACCGTTAGGCTGCCATCAACATCTCTTGTACCATCAGCCAATAAATATTGTGTATGGTCATCGTCGTCTAAACCTGTTAATGCTCCATGATCTACAATACTACCAGCGACAGCAGTTCCAATAGATGATGTTCTCCAATCAATAATCATAGCTGCACCTTCAACTTGCTCATAATCCCAAGTGTTATTACCACCTCGAACAATTGCTGTTGCAAGTGCTTTATATTCAGGAAAAGTTAATCCTGTTGTAGTTATTGTATTTATTTCACTAGCAGCAGCTTCTCTAGCAGCATTTCTAGCAGTATATAAATTTTGACCAACTACTGTAAATATTTCCTTATTATTAAAATCTAAAGTACCAAAATAATGATATAGTACATAATTATTATTCGGTACATCCTTAAGTGGTTCTATCGCATCTGTAATATCATTATATTGTGGTTGACCGCCACCATCTATAGCTACACCTGAATCGAAGAAATCAGAATCCCATTCTGGTGTTACAGCATCATATTCATACCATACTGATGATATTTGATTATTAGCAGCATTAGGAATGTCTGATATATTCCATCTAATATCTTCGTCCCAAATGAGACCACCACCAATACTAATTTCTTTAGTATTATTTACGGGAACTACTAACAACCCCTCATTACCATATCTAGTACCAGTTGCTAAATGATTATATAAATGTGTTTCCCAATTCATTAATCCGTGAAATTCAAACGATTCTTTCATTGCTGCATCTCTAGCTTTATTCCACACTATTTCAGCTACAAATACATTATCTCTAATTATTGTATAAACATTAACTGTATTAGCTGCTTCGACAGTAAGTGTACCTTCAGCATCTGAGAAATAAATCCAGTAAGATTTAGCAGTTGTTGGTATATCTACTGTTATAGCGTCAGTAGTTTTATTCATTACTTTTTCCGCACCTCTATAATAATACTCATATGTCGAATCAATAGCGTCTATAGTAAAAGAACCAATACCACCAGTACCACCAGTTGGATCAAATGACATAGAAACTTTATCTTGTTGCCATTCTCCATTTGCTAGAGATTCAGTATTATATCCATTATTTGTTACTGCACCTTCAGCGTTAATCGCAAGTTCATCAATAGCGTCTTGTATATTGCTAGAACTTAAACTAGATGTGAAATTCTCATATGTAACTTCATTACCAGCTATATAACCTGATGACCAAACTACACCATTTGATCTCATATATAATCCACTAATAGTAGCTGTTAGATTATTATCTACATCGTGCAATTCATATAATTCAAAACCATTTTGCGGATTAACAAAAATAGCACCATTACCATTACTTTCAATAACAATAGTTCCAACTATAGAACCGTGTGCTGGTGAATCTGGTTGTGTAGTTTGCCATTCCCCTGATGTAACTGATGTCCACACTGTTGCACCAGCATCATCGCCACCCGTTACGTCCGTATTTAGATTACGAACAAGTCCAAACGTAGTAACCCAACCTTGATCACCATCAGCAATAGCGTGAGTTGTCATACCTATAATATCTTGCGTTTCCTCAGAAGCAGCTGAAGTTAATTGTATTGTCGCTCTTTGTCCTTGTGAACCATTAATATAAACAATTTTTCCATCACCGATATCAGATCCAGTATTATTTAATACTCTTACCCAATTTTCTTGACCAAGTTGTAATATCGAATCTGGTACATCTGTTTGTAAATTTAATGTATGATCGTCAGAATTATACCAAACCGCGCCTTCTTCTGTAGGATCATCACCGCCAGATTGTTCGAAATGAACCCACTCTGCATGTAATCCGCTAACAGAACCTTGATACCAACGACTTGTCGCTTCATCACCAAATGATATGTTATCAGAAGTTGGTAAAATATAATTTCCAGATTCATATATATTATTAAACGTTGGTATTTGTCCTGATAAAGTAATGATTTCACCATCAATATAATTCTTAGTAGCTAAGTCTGAATCTGCAACAGGATCTACTCCACCAACTGGTCCAGTAAAAGGAATAGCGCCATCATCAGTTACATAATTACTTGGACCACCACAATTAGATTCATATCCAGTTCCAACAAAATACGCTTCGGTAATGGTAACGCCACTATTGTTATAATAACTATACATATTTATAGCGGTCTCAGCAGGAGAAAATGATCCAGACCTAACAAGTGTTTCTGTTAATACACCTTGTGTTACAGTTGTAGTCATTGTTAATTGACCTGGTGTATTAAAATCTAATTCAACTACAAAATCAGCAGGAACATTATTTACAAATGTAACAGAACCATCAACTCTTGAACCGTTAAAATATGTAGCCAATACTCCACCTATTAATCCAGTTCTAGTATTCGATGTTAAAGAACCACCAATATTTAAAGAGTTTGCTCCACTATCGGGTTGTGCGTCAGGATCAGTCCATTTAATTCTAGCAAAGGTTAGGTCGTATACATCAACATTTGAACCATTCGCTCTAAATATAGAATACTGTCTATTAGAAGTAATACCTAAAGGATCTAAATCAACGGAACCGTCACCATTAAATGTGTAGTCAGTAGAAAATTTATAATCAAAATCGACAGATGTAAAAGCTGTAGCGCCATCTGCTGTCAGACCTCTTGAAAGATATGTTCCACTAATTGGACAATTAGCGTAACCATCACTAGTCGCAACATCAGCTTTTAATGCTAGTTCAGTTGTTATTTTATCTGCTGACCATAATATATCATCGTCTGTATTATCATCGTCAACTTCAAATCCTGAATCTGTTAAGTTACCATTAGAATTTAATGCTGCTAGATTACCATCTGTAGCACCTGACACTTTATCTGCCTTGTCCTCTAATGCAGTATTGAAGTCTGTAGTAGTTACATATGTTTCTTCATTGCCTAAACAATCACTTTCAAAGTCCGTTCCTACAACATACAACTCATTAAATGTTATTCCATAGGCGTTATCTGCCTGATTATAAGCTATACCAATTGTGTTGTCACCTGATGTAGTTCCTGTGTGCTGAACTGTTTCTATTGTTGCACCTTGAGTTACTGTTACAGTTACAGTAGTAGTTGCACCGTCAATTACAACGTCTACTTCCCAATCTGATGAATCAGGTTGAGCAAATACCGTAGTACCTTGCTTCAGGTTGCCATCGATATAAATGCTGATCTTATAGTTAGCCGAAGTTACCCAATTAAACTCGCTTTGCCAATTCCAAGTAAGCTTAGACGGTCTAGTGCCATCAAACATCTGCTCTTTTGTATACTTCATGTGAAATGACTTTACTTTAGTCATGTCTATGATGGAACCCTGAGAATAGAATTCTATATCATCGTTTGATGTTCCAGTAGGATCGAAGAACATAGAACCATCAACATTATAAACAAGATCTGATACTGGATTGCCTAACCATTTGATGTCATCACTTGAAAACGCCGTTGCTCCACCTTCCGTCAGACCTCTCGCGAGATATGTTTCACCGATAGCACATGAACCATAACCTTCCATAGTCGGTACATCAGCTTTAGTGGCTAATGCTTCTTGTACAGATAATCCTGTAACTATATCTGTTGCTAACGCTGTAGATATATTATCTGATACACCACTAATTGGTAAACTTTCACCATCTATTGTGTCTCCTATTAGGAAACCATTTTTAATTTTAAATTCATTAGACATAATTTCACTCTCCATTATGCTTTAGTTAAAAATGAGGACCGAAGTCCTCAATAATATTATAATGCTGGTAATACATATGCACCAGTACTATTAGACCAAAATGTTCCATTAAACCAAATTGGGTATCCTAAACTTGTATTAAAATATTGTGTACCTGTTGTCACTACACCAGAAGGTCTATCTGCACTTAAACCATAAGATACCTGCGTATCAACATAATTCTTAGTAGCAAAATCATCTGAATCTACTGGATCGTCACCTTTTACTCTGGTTTCAAAATGAAAAGTATCGTTATCACCATTAAATTCAAGTTTTCTAGTTATTCCTGATGCTGTCATTGCTAAATATGGATTAAATAAACCTGTCGGATATGCAGGAATTGTATTTTCTGTTTCATCATTAACATTTAATGTTATTCTATTATATCCACTAGGTGTTATATAATCGACTGTTCCAACTGAACCATTCGAATCTGTACCAATCGTTAATATATCTCTATATAATCTAGCCATTACTCTATCAGCTATTTTTGTATCATCGTTAAGTATTAAACCACTACGAGTATATTGTGCCGTTGGTACACTACCTGATCCTTCAATTGAATCTATATAATCATATAAGAAATAACCAGCACTTCCAGTACTTGATATATTTTTACCATTAGAGTAAGTATAGAATGCACCTGGATTAATTAAAAATGATGCGCCAGTTTCTAATGGTGCGGTAGTAGTTCCATCTATATCACCAACTGCTAATTGATAATATCCAGAATGTGTATATATAATATTACTATATGAATACCAATAGTCAGAAGAACTCATATTAGCATCAACATAACCTTTTGTTGTTAATACTTGATCAGATGCTGCATCAATCATATCATTAGTTGCTTCATCACTAAATGCTAAACCACTATTTGTAACTCTAAAAGCATTTAATAATCCACTACTACTTGTACCAATACCAATCTCAAATATTGATTCTTCTTGTGGGTCATTATATTTACCTATTGCTGTCATATAATCATTATATGCTACTGTAAAATATCCACCAGCATGAGAATAATCGCCATTGGCTATAGAAAAATGACCTTCAGCATGTGCCGAATTAGCATTAGCCTGAGTACCATTACCTTCAGCATGTGAATAATTACCACTAGCTCTAGTACCAGCACCTTCAGCGTGTGAAGAATTTCCAATTGATGTTGTTGCTTCACCTTCAGCATGAGAATATATTCCACTTGTAATAGTATATCCACCTTCAGCATGTGACGAAGCACCTATAGCTTGAGTATTTTCACCTTCAGCATGTGAAGCATAACCATATGCTTTAGTAATTACACCTTCAGCATGTGCACCTGGTCCACCATCAGTATAAGCCGTAGTGTGAAATCCTTCTGCGTGTCCTGCATAAATTCCAGATACTACTGAACTGTCACCTTCAGCGTGAGAAGCAATAGCATATGCTATAGTTCTCATACCTTCAACATGTGAATAATCACCATAAGCAATTGTGTTATATCCTTCCGCATGCGACGCATCGCCACTAGCCACAGAATAATGACCTTCAGTATGTGAAGCATAACCATATGCTTTAGTTCTCATACCAGTAGCATGACTAGTTGATCCTAATGCTCGAGATCCATCACCAAATGCGTGAGCATAATGACCACTAGCATATGTATTTTGACCTGTAGTAAATGAATAAACACCTTCTGCTCCACCAAGATTACCAGATGTTGTATTTGATAAATCTACAGCGTCTAAACCAATAGTAGTTTTATAAGTTTTATCCTGCGATGATATAGCATAACCATTATCGAATTGTATTAATTCTCCACTACCTGACGGATTCTCATATATATAATGTAATACGCCACTTTCATCTTTATATCGTAATGCGTGATTAGAAGGATCTTCAGTTGACCATGTTGGCTCTCTATTATACTGAACAGCATCTATTTGTGAATTAGTAGCTTCTAACATCAGATATATACCACTTATATATTGAGCCATAATTTTCTCCACTTATTTATAAAATACATATAGTATTAAAATGATATCAAATGATATCTTATTTTCTACTCTATAGTATAGTATAAAAAAAGAGAAGCTTTTACGCTTCTCCCTTTATCTAATCATTATATAATTTTAGTACTTTTATATTCTACAAAATCTAACATATATAATCTACTCTTCCTATATCGCCACCATCTTATTCTTCCTACTAGCGAGCTAATTCCTAACCACTCCAACGCTCCGAGCGGCACGGGGAGGTCAAAATACCGAGAAATCCAATAATACATACGATTAACATCTCTAAATCCGATTGGTTGTATACCAAACATATAATCATGTATCATACTCGCTATCTCTGTCCGTGGATCATCATTATCCTTTAACGCTTTTATTATTCCTGGAGTCGAACTTAAATCCCATATGTATCCTCGCTTAAACAATATGTCATACCTATATCCATCAAATTCATACTTGACCCTTACTGGATCAAGTAAGATTCGATAAGCATTCCTATTCCGCATCCTCAACTTCGGTAAATCTATATGCTCACCCTTAAAACTAACTACAACTCTATCATAATTATATTTACTCAAAGTCGTTGTCTTTACTTCTCCATCTATATCCATGTCATCTATCTTCATCTGTTAACTCCTCTTATCTTAATAATATATCACTTATTAGGTCTTCTTGATTTTCTACTCTGGTTTCTAACCGCTGTATGCGGTTTAACAATTCAAATATGTTACAACTTTGCTCCAAATCTTCAGATATATATGAGAAATCACCATTAACATTAATTATCATACTATCACCAGTTATATTACTAGTTATGTGAAATACAGGATCTATATATTCAGCACTACTACTATCTACACCTACTGCAGACATTGGTGTTGATTCTAAGTGCTGAATATAGTCGTGTAGATACACGTTTGTACCATCAGTTGTTGTTGTCATTGTTGATGAAATAGTATGAGCTGGCCCGCTCGTACTACTCGCACCTAAACCAGACCAAGATGCATCTGTTGATATACCGTGTCTATTTGTTAAATAATTCTCTACAGCAACATCCATATTTAATATATTATCTCGATATCGTAACCGAGCACCTAATTCATTTGCCGAAGCATATTTTAATTCCATCTATTTCTCCTGTATATCTACATTCAATTCATTATTTATTACTTCTAACTCAAATATTACACCATCTAAATCTATATCATCTTTCAAATTACCTATCAAATCTATGATCTCGTCAGAGGCCATTTGAGACCCTAACATATTTAATGACTCCTCTAGTATCCCTATTGCACTTTCTATATGCTCTGATGCACTCTCTGGCTCATCTGATGCGTTGTATAATTCATTTAATGCTCTATCTAAACTTTTCATCTTATCCTCCAAGGATATTAATCTAATATATATGATCAACGCGTTTTTGTCAATCATATTCTATAGTATATTCACTTTTCCAATTTTATCACCGTTTCGAAATGTGCAGTGTTCACTATCCCTATATATAGAATCTAGTTAAAATTTTATTTTTAATCCTGAAATTAGAGATTTAATGCGATGTCTAATTAGTGGACCAACTGTAACCATATCATCTTGAGTTAAAACTGTACCTTTAATAGTATTACAAAACCAACAACATGTACAAATTTTATAATCTTTATCAAATTTCATAATTAGTCCTTTATATAGATTTTGTTAATTTTTTTTGTGAGACGGGAATATTAACGTTTGTATATATACATATATATGTAGCCCACCCCCTTTTATATAATATAGTACAAAACAGGGATCCTCGCAAGTATTTTATATAAAATTTCATCATCTGCAACTGCTAGGTTATTATATTATGATCAAAGTAGTTTCGATTGATTCGAGCCTACCCCCTGTTTATAATAATAACTCTGTGGAAAGTACGGAAAACACAGTATAAACCTTGTACATAACAGGATAAAGCAGTTCCTGAACATATCGTTAAACACTGCGTAATACCTAGTACAGCTAGGAGAGAGGTGGCTATCATGGCTATCGTAAGAAGAGATGAGCTTGTTGTTGGTGATTGTTTCCATGAACTTAAGGGTAACTATGACGAATCATTCAAGTACGTAGGTATTGTATCACTACCATGTGGTAAGTGCTATAGATATGAGCGTACAAACAAAATGACAGGTGTTAAAGACATCAGTCATACACTGTGTGATTGGGGTATATTTAAGGTCGATGTGTACTATAGCCCTGAAGTTGAAAAGGAAATAGAAACATGTGGCCTATGGAATGAGGAGTACGGTGCATAGGTAATATGTGTCATACAACATAATTCGAAACTAGTCGTCCTAATAGGGTGGCTAGTCTGTAGGGGATAAGCTTCCTGCACTGATGAGATAGCTTACGTGGAAAGTACGGAAAACACGTTAAAACTTGTACATTTCGAATTATTAATTTAAAGCTTTTTGAAAGGAGCTTATTATGAAAGTTTATAAAACTATTGGTGCAAAATGGCGTTCAGAAAAAATTGTTAATATTAACACTAAAAATGAAGAAGATAAGAGGTATATGATTAAGCTTGCGACTAAGGTTGTAGGTGCTGGGCTTGTATCTGGTGTTATATACATCGGATATTGTTTAGTATGGATAGCTGCTGGCTTAAACTAGTAGATATTCATATTTAGAACCCAAATGTGCCTTCTTGATAGTTCGCTATTGAGAGGGCCATTTTAGGTTTTATATCTACGTGGAAAGTACGGAAAACACGTTAAAACTTGTACACAACAGGTTACAGTAGTGCCTGAGCATTTCGCTAAATACTACACAGATTCTAGTACAACTAGAGGAAAGGTGGCTATCATGGCTATCGTTAAAACTTTCGCAGCACTCAAAAACATCGTAACATTTACTAACAACGTTGACATTAAACGTATCAGTAAAGAACAAGAAATCATAAACACTATGTCGAAGGAACAGTACTTCGGCCTAAGCGAACAGGAGTTTAAAACAATGACAAAGTCTGACTGGTACAAGAATGAAGAAACAAGATTGGATGCTTGGTTTAACCGAAAGGAAAGAGGTCTAGATAATGGACCAATCATAAACGTTGATATTATAAAAGAGGCCAGAGCAAAGATGCATGCTGGTATAACTGAAGCTGATAACTTAAGAATTGCACTTAACCGTGCTGAGACAAGGAATAACAATATGAAAAAGAACGAACTTCGTGCAGAGAAACGTGCTGCTAAGAAACAAGGGACTGAGATGTCTCTAACTATACATGGGTCTAGTTTTAAAGATGAAATAAAGTCTAAATCTAACAAAGGAGTTAGTATGAGAAAGATAAGTATGTCCAAAGAGGCATGGGTTGAGACAATGGTTGCTGAAAATGCGGATTATAGGTATGGTCCATCAAGATTCTGCAATTGTTTTGATCATAAGGCAATATTAAAGGAGGCTATCAGTGAGCTTAAGGATGAGATCGATTGTCTTGATTCTATCACAGATGAAGATAGAATATTATATCTTGAGTCTCAGGTTTTGGACTTGGAAGATATAGTGTATGCACCTCATATAAAGACGGAGTTGAGTACAGATGGAGCATTTGTATGTCCTGTTTGTAATGAATCATACAAGCACGAAGACTTAAGATTCGATTACATCGACGAAGATGAAATCAGAATTGATACAGAATATGCAGATAGACGTAATGCGATTCTAGAGTCATTTAAATCTCCAATGCATAACCCAGAAATGAGTAATGAAATACCTGTTGTGATCGATAAGTGTAAGAAGGTTAACCTTATTGGTAAGAACAAAGACACAATAGTAGAAAATGTAAAAGCGCTATTTAATACAGATAGTAATGGATCTCTATCATATGAGGATTATAATAAGTTTGAAGTTATTGAGAGTCTGATAATGACACCTGATGAACTTATTGCATCTGAAACTAGTAGTGATGGACTTGGTAATGAGTGTATGTCATATGAAGCGTTTATGGGTTATGATTCTAATGATATGGAACGTAATGATGGTGATGATACAAATGATACACATGATGAATTGGATATAGCTGGGGCTGTAGATAAGATCTTGCCTTGGATTGGTGAATCTGTAGATATTAGAGGTATGCTCGACTTCAATGTAAGAAATTCTTTCGAGACAACACATGGTCATAAGTTTATACTAGGTAAGACTGAAGTTAAAGGTATGTTCGCTGACTACTATTTCACAAATCACACAATACTTAGAGAAAGGATTCAAAAGAAGGCAGAAGCTGCTAAAGCTGGCATAAATAAAGTGAATCGTATGATAGATATAGAACATGCAGATGGTAGTATTACCGAAGAGCGTAATATATCAGATGATGCATATAATACGTTAATTGAACGTCTAACTGATGAATATTACTATTGGATGGCTTGGACTGAAGATGAAGAATGGAATGGTTATAAGAAGGTTCAAAATGGTAGAAATAAATCTATAGATCATGTTAGAGCTGGTGGTACACTTAAATACTACGTGTATATCAATAGAGATGGTAAGATATGTTTCGGATCTCATCCAGATACATATACAATGACGAGTGCAAAATATATCGAACACGGCGATACATACATGTTAGCTGAGGATGACTATGTTGCAACTGCATATAAAGTATTTACTAAGATAGCACCAAGAATAGTTTGGAACTATAACACATATAAAGGATATAACTTTGTAAATATAGGTATTAAAGGTAAGGATGGAAAAGTACATATGGGTTATGGTGGATTCGAGAATGGTCTTAAAGATGTGCTTCTAGATATTTGTGGTCAACCTAGGATGGCTGGAATAAACACATATCGTCAGTTTAATAACTTAGTTGAAACAGATGGTATGACTAAATTTGATTCATCTAATGAGTTAATATCAAAACTAGCAGAAATGTTAAAGATCGATATTGTTCAATCAATTAAGAAACATAGATCAAGTAACAAATGGTTAGCTGATATTGATGTTAAAGATGATAAAACTTATCGCTTTGAACTCAAATAATATTAACTGGGGCTTCGGCCCCTTTTCTAAGGTATTTAATTAATTTTTAACAAAGGATATATCATGATGAAGATTACAGGAAGTTACAGAATTTGGAAAAAAGGTGGGAACTTTAATAACCAGTTTCTACAAATGTATCTAATCATTGATGGTAAGAGATTTGCCTTTAGTGGTTATGTTGATGAGAAGGATATGAGTCAAGTTAATATCTTATTAGCTGCTCATTGGGGTAATCTTAAGGTAACTAAGGATCTTAAGAATGACAGAAAATCTGAACATGATGAGTATGTAGATTGGTGTTATGCTAGAGAGCTACACTTGAGTACATATATTGTACCATTTCTAATGCAGATTAAATATATAAAATAATTAACTGGGGCTACGGCCCATTTTCTAAAGGATATTATTATGAAAAAGAATATAAAAGTAAGAGAAATTAGTGTAACGATGATGGATAATGGTAAATATAAGCATGCACTTAGAGTATTTGCAGAATACACATTAATGATTGACATGAAGGTATATATTGAATATAACATAAACACTAATGTGTATAATGTATACGTTGGATATATGGCTGCGCATAAAGTAATACTTGAAAACTGTTCAAAAGTAGAAGCTTGGGATAGATTATTAAGTATAAAACATTCAGAAGTATTAGATATTATTAAAGACATTCGTCGTATGGAATATCTAGCATCTCTTGAATCATAAGGGATTGTTCCTCCGCACACCTCCGCACCCAAAAGCATGCGTCTCGTCGTTCCTCCTCACCTTACTTTGGTGGTCGCTTCGCTCCATGGGGTTATAGCGGCACTCGTTCCTCGGCCTTATGGACCACTCGTTCCTCGTTCGGATTTTGGGTGGTCGGTAACATCTAACTGTCACCTCCGCACACAACAACAGTGGACACGCTCAGTATTATCTGTAACATATATCGTTTGTGTACGCAGGAGTTAAAAATGTATAGAATGTCTTATTCAGTGTCTATCAAATGGTTGGTAGGCGCAAACAAGGGGTTGTTATGAGAATAACAGTCGGTAGAGTTGGTACCAACAAGTTTGGTGTAACCAATATCAAGGTTGATAGAACTACCATCCTTGGTAACCCTTTTCCGATGAAGAATCAGTCTGACAATGAACGCACTCGCGTATGTTTAGAATATGTTAAGTATTTCGTACGCATGGTTAATTCAGCTGGTCCTTTTCGGGACGAAGTTGGGAGAATATATAAGCTTGCTAAGAGTGGTAAGTCTATTAATCTCCAATGTCATTGTGCACCTAAGCAGTGTCACGCAGATACAATCAATAAATTTATAGAAAAATATTTATAGAATGTCTTAATTGATGTTCTATTTAACTTTTTTAAAGGAGTTCACATGGGTGAATTTATGAAAGCTTTTAAGAATGACTTAGCAATAAGTTTATTCGGTAGGAGCCAAGATGAAGCACAGGATAAAGCAATTTGTGTTTCTTGTGGCGGAGATGCAAGCGAATTCGTTGACGAAGTAAGTCAGCACGAATACTCCATTTCAGGAATGTGTCAAAAGTGTCAAGATGAATTTTTTGGCTAAATAAAATTAGAATGTCTTATTCAGTGTCTCTTAGGTGAGGCACTACTATAAGATTTTTTAACATTTTCAAGGATTTATTATGAAAAATTTAGTTGATCTTTTTAGCTCAGACGTGTCACATTTGTTACATTTAGGTTTTAGGCCTGAAGATTTCAATCCAAGACCCGTAGATAAAGTTGAGTTTGGATACAAGGAAGATTTCTTAGATACAGAGTTTGATGACTTTGACTAAGAAAAATAAATAGAATGTCTTAATTGATGTTATTCAAAGGAGTTCATCACCAAATAGCCTTATATCTCTGACTGGTGAATCAGAGGGAAATTATTAGATAAGAGCAAACTAATGATTAAATATGAGGCCACCGCTCGTTTTTAACTAAAGGAGTAGCAGAAATGCTATAGTTTCAGACCTGAGTCATGTCACAAAACTGACTTATTACGGACTATATGGGGGTAGGATCTCTTCACTTATGAACAGTAATGTTCTCGGTGAGTAGTCTGGGGGTTTGGTACTGACCTAATTAGTAAAGTACTACTGGTTTTTAATGATTGCACCAGTTATCCTAAAACAATCATAATTCGTATCTAAAATCTGGGAAGGCTTTGCGGAGCTGGAGTAAAAGATACGTGCATTTTTGTAGTAGATCTTAATAACAACACTACATTGATGTACTTAAATATTAAAGTTGTTATAGGAGTTGTGTACACTTCTTTGATGGTATAAAACCAAAGTGCATTTATGCGTAATAATTTGATATTGTGTCTAGTAACGCGCCAATATCATCTTACTGAAAGACTACAGCGTGTTAAAGGAGTTGGGTACACTTCTAATAAAAACAAGTGCCCATTATATTTTATAAGATATACTAAAATGAATAGTGCGTCTTATTAAGTATAATTTTTAACTAGGAGGATATATGAGAGATCATTTATCAAAATTGAACTTCAAATATGACGACAAAGGTCAACAAGCTATTCTTTTCTTCCTTAATGGATATGGTGTATCTGTTGTATGGGGAGAAGGTAGGTACGGTGATGGTGTTGATTCTTGGGAATTGGCTGTACTCAAAGGTGAAATGGATAATTGGGAACTATGTTATGACACTGATGTAACTTGTGATGTTATGGGTTGGTTAGATCGCAGTGAGGTTAACAAGGCAATCGAAGATGTTTACAAGTTAGAATTTGTAAATGAATAGAGTGTCTTAATTATTGATTCTTGATTAAGGAGGAACCACAATTGAGGGTTTACTAAGAGAGTTAGGTATCTACTGTAAAAGATATTAATTCCATCTAAGAAGAGAGGGATGGTATAACAAATACTTCTCAAACTAATTTTTTTAAAACAATATCTAGGAGATATTATGAATAACACAGCTGACAACACCAGGACTTCAAACACTATCAGTGACCTTTTCGATGCAGGAAATCCAGTAGCTAGAGAACAGATAAAAACCAGAACTGTAAGAAAAAGCGAGAAGGATCTCATAATCCAACAAATTAAGAATGAAGTCAATGTTATTAAAGTTAACAGAGATAACTTACTTAAAACTGCTAACGGTGATAAAATGCTTACACACCAGATAAATAGTGAAGCGAAGACACGTATCCTTGCATTGCAGATTAAATTTCAACCTGCCATTAAAAATGCCAGCATTGACGTTGAAGCAGTTGGGGAAGCATTATTTTCTATGGGTGGTGAAAAAGTAGGTGCATTTGTCGCAACTCCAGTTAAAGCAGCTAAAGGGTTTTTTGGTTCTCTTATGAGAAGAGCAGGTATAATCAAATAATAAGGTTTCTTCGAAATTCCCCAGGTCATCTGCCGAATGGTGGGTGGCCGCTTTATTAACTAATTTAATAATAATTATCAAAGGATATGTCATGTTTAATATTAAGAATGCTGTAGAGAAAAAAGTAATCGGTAACAAAATTAGGACCTTTATCGAAGATCTTGATACTCAATCTATACTTGAAATTGGTGAAATTATCGGAGACACATTTAAAAAGATATTAATATCTGAATCTTTAATGTTAACTGATATGGTTAAAGACAACAAAGAACAATTAATTAAACTAGCTGAAGATAATTCTAATCTTATTATATCCTTAAATAATTCTTGGGATATGTGGACCGAAGCTAAAACTAATAAAAAGAATCAAGATAATGTCAAATCTATTAAATCTAATATTAATAGAAGTTGGAATGAGTTTCTTGAAAGAGTAGATTGCATAAACGAAGATAGTAACAAGGCTGTTGCTAACAATAAGTATATCGCTAAATTTAATAAGTAATCATGGAAAGCATATTAATTTTCGGTATCTTAATGGCGCTTGCTGCTGGATTATTTTGGGTAATCGAGGCTCAACCGTATGTCAGAAAATTAAAAGAATTAAAGAAAGAACACGCTAATGCTACCGCTAACGTTTCAACTATACGTAAATATGCTAGTAATACAGCATTTACTATTAAAACTGGAGCACATATATATCTATTGTTACCTTTAGGTATAGATCTATTTATTACAAGTTCATTAGCATCAATGTTAGGTTTTGGTGGAATGGTCGGTGGTATCATCGGATTATTCATCTCTAATATCATTTCATTATTTATTATAGTTGTAGCTGCAAGTATGAATGGAAAGTAGGACATTATGGTTAAAGATTTAACAATCGCTGTCGCTGTTAGGACCACAGAGCATGGAAACTCAGGGTATATATTATATATGCCCAATAGTTCAGGTAACGGTCGTTATGGATGGTATACAACGTCACATGATACTGATCATATGATTAGACAAGAACTTCAAAATGATGCTGAGGATTATGGAAGATCATTAGTTATCTGTACACCTGATAGACAAGCATATTATGGAATTAAATAATACCAACAAACAGGTTATGACTAAATAACGACTTTGTGGTAAGGCCCCCCGAGCGGATGCGAGGGGGGCTATTCATTCTATTTTTTCTAATTCTCAATTACTACAAATAAACATCAGTTCACTCTAGGGCCAAAGAAATATATTTCACTATATTTCAAGTACTTAGAGAAAACCTTGTTTTCCGTTCACTATCCCTATATTTTCACTAAAATATACGTAAGTTTTACTAAAATAACGCAAATGCATTGAATTTGGTTAAAATTTTGCTAAAATACGCGCGTAAGAGGAGTTTGAAAGTACC